CTAGGTTTGAATTGGTTGGAGAATGGAATTCTACACCAACAGGCTCGCCTTCGGGTACGGGCATATTAGAGTCTTCATAGAAAAATTCTTCTACTTCAGACGCACAAACTATATCGAATGATTTATTATTCATATTATTTATTATTTATTAATTAAAAAGCTCTAGTTGATTTGGATCATCTTCTTCCTCTTCAATAGATTCTAAAAGTTCTTCAGTTTTATTAAAAGAATCTGCACTTTTAAGCCAATTTCTTTGAGCCATTCTGATTACAAAACGCATAAAAGAAAAAGCATAAATTTTATTTAATTCAATATAACCATTAAAGCCATCAGCTTCCATAATGGTGAATACTTTTTTCTCGTCATCATATATAAAAGTTGCGTTTTTTAATTCTTTTTTAATCTCCATATTTATATTCTGACAGATTTTTGTTTATTTGTCAAGTTATTATTTGCAATTTGCTTGATAAAATTTTTGTCCCCTCTGTTAATTAATTTTGATGTATATTTGTCGCTAAAGAGTTCGTATTTCAAGTTGTCTAAAACAATTTTATTATTTAATTTATCGCAACAAGAAAATATATCAACGGCACAATAATTAAACTCATGCCATGTATGAATACTCATATGACTTTCTGCGATCACTAAGACTCCTGTGACTCCATACGGACTAAAAGAATGAAATAGACTATTGACTATATTTGCATTACCTAGTTTAGCAGATTTAATAAATATTTTTTTTATCAAATTAGAATTTTTTAAAATATCTTCATCGCAATTATAAAATTCAACTAATTCGTGACTGCCTAAGTGCATAGGTATAAATATATCATATTATTTGAGAAAAGTCAAGAAAAAATTACTTTATCCCATCTGTTGTCATAATTAAGTTTAAAACTACCTTTATGTTTATCTCCCCATGTGCATTCATTTGGAGCAAATAAACTCATAAAATATTTCCCATTATCTTTTTGGTATAAATGATATATATTTCCAATGACAGGTTTCATCTTCATTTCTGCATTAAATATTATTTCGTTCCATTTGACATCTTCCGTCAAATCTTCAAGCTCTTTTTTTAATTTATCAAATCGCTCTTCATAATGCTTATTTGCAGAGTGAACCGCTCCAACTTTCCAACCTCCGAGGCTATGATTGGGTTTTATGACAGGAGCAGACAGATTGCTTGCATAAGGTAACGCATAAGCATTTGGTACATAATTATCAGGCAAGTCTTTCTTGCTCATGATCGACTTTTTACTATTTTATTATAATATTCCTTATCCCAAAATTCATAATAATTTGTTTTATGTAATTTTTCAGAATATTTATTTAATTCAGATAATTTTTGTATTAACAGAATAGCATATTCTTTATTATTTGTCTCAATTCCATTTATTTTATTTATTTGATCAGGATGATCCCATATTAACCAAAGATCTTTACTGCGTGAATACTTTTTATTTATTTGGCAAAATTTTTCAAGCCATTCTGTGCTATATTTATCCTTGTCTCCATATATAAGGTAAAGCATTGGATGCTCTTCATTTTCCATACATTCTGTAGCGTCAATCCAAAAGTTTGTGGACTCTATTATTTGCACTTTATCCAAAAAAGCTTTAGCAAAAGGGCATATCGCATGACCGCCAATCTTTTTTCTTTGCAGGGAAATATAATCAATATAATCTTTAATCATTTATAAAAAAATTTTTATCATCGTATCTTTTTATTTTATCTAAATCTTTTGTTTTTTCAATTTTAGAATCTCTCTCGCATAACCATTTATAATCTTCTGTGTTATTCGACCACGCTTCTCCGTTCCAAAATTGAAACCCTTGGTAGTCAGACTTATATATACAAGCTTTTTCATACCCTACTCCTGTATACATATAATCTTTATTATTTGCAATACAATAGTCTATTTCTGCAAGGTTTGCATATTTGCCTAAATATAATTTTGGATTTTCATAATTCCACGCAAACTGCGTTGAGAAAACACTATTCTCTCCGACATCTCTCAAAAATGTAAAAGCAATAGGTTCGTCATTTAAATAATAAATTAAAAAATGTTTTCTCTCAATCTCTAAACTTAGTAGAGGCTCTAGCTTCCAAGGCTTAAAGTTTCTGTATTCAAAATATTTATTAAATATATCTTTTAAAATTTCTATATTTGCTTTATTCGCTTTCGTATATTTGACCACAATATCTTTGCATTTTTTTCTAGCCTTTCGACTACTGCGAGTATCAATAAATTTGCTTAAATCAATTCTTGTTTGTCGAGCTTGATACCAATGGGATTTTACTGCATTTTTAGGAGCAAAATAGTCATCAGGTAACCATCCTTCCTGCAAAGCTCGCTCTTCTTCGTCTAACGGAACTTCTGCCATGCAATCAAAAAATAAATAATCGTATTCAGTGATTGCTCCTGAGTAATGCCTAAAATATATTCTCATGCCTTGCTTTCATCAAACATTGACCATCCTTTAGTATTTCGTACTCTTCTATCTAGGAATTTTAACCCAAGAGATATTGGATGAAATTTTTTAATTTCATACTCAATTAAATGAGGGTCAAAATCTTTACAACTATAGACATCAAGTTGTAATAAATTCGGAGTTTTTTTCTCCCAAGAATGCAAAGATAAATGACTTGTTGTTATTAAACAGAACCCACTAACGCCCTCGTTATTTTTTTCATCACATCTCACCGAGACAGGTTCATGCAAAACTTCCATGTCAATTAATTTAACAATTTTTAAAAGCCATTTATTTGTGAAATCTGTATTCGTAAATGGGGTCTGCTCGAAAGTAGCATTAACTAAAAGATGTTTATGTTCCACAAAATATATTACACTTACCAAAAGTTTAAAGTGATGTTTTCTCTGTTACATTTATGGTCTTTTATTTGCGTTAAAACAGTTCGTAGAATATTTATTTCATTCAAAGTTTTTTTAGATTTTCTAGCCTCATATTTCTTTTCAAGCTCTATAATTTTGTCTTGTATTATTTGCCTGTCAAACTTTCCTTTATATGACCAGCCTAAATCAAATCCTCTATGCAAACCTTTCTGATGAGCTTTTTCGAATTCATTATTTAAGCCGCTGTCATACATGATTCATTTTAAAACCCAAGTTTTTACATCCTTCACAAAATCTTCTGTTTTAATTATAGATATAATGTCTTTTCTATTTTTACGCTGATAAAGTCTATACAAAGCTTCTTTCGGACTTGAAACAAAAGATCGATTTGTAATTTTAGATTTGCACCAATCTAGTAAATCTTGGCGACTTACTATCAAAAAATGTTTTGAATGCTCAAAAGCTATGTAATCAGCTTTTCCACGCAACCAACCTTTATTGCCTCGCACATTTTGCAACTCTATCCAAATTTCATCGTGATTAAAAAAGGCATCAGACCTAGAGGTTTTCTTGAATCCTTTTACATCAATTAAAGAATCTCTAACTTTAAAATCCCAATGTTCGTGCATGTCCTGATTTTTTGAGGCTTTTTCGACACTCCAATTTCTGGACACACACATGTCGTAGAACCTTTTTTCACTACTATTCATTTACCAATTTTTTATTATATTTGCGACTATGAAAAAACAAGTTATTAAATTAACTATTACAATTAAACTTCTTAATAAAAGACTTATTTGAGCGTCTCTTAATGATAATATAGGTATATCAGGTTCATCATTGTCTGTTCTTCCCACTCTATGATCGAGAGTTCTAGCCCATATAAGCCAAAATTTTCTAAGCATGATTAAGTTCTTTATTTGGCTTAAAAGAGTTCATAGTCAAGAACCAAAAAATTGTAGCACAAACTTCTTCATCTGACAAACTTGACGAATTTACTATATTTGATCCCAAGACTTCTTGCCAAGGAGCTTCATTGAAATTATGAAAAAGCTTGCTTTTGGTATCACGAAGCTCTGCACAAGGAAAATCTTCGCTTTGGAAATCTTTACAGAATCCAACATGGATTTCGTGCTTTGATCTTTGGGGTTGAGCTTGTAATAAGAAATCCCATGCACTTCTAGCTTCTACATCGATTTCTCTAATACTTTTAGGTTCTTCGTATTTAAGTTGGCTGGAATATAGTTTATTAAATATCTTTTTGTAAGATTGCTTATTTATAAGTTGGCTGAAATTCATTTTGCGGATTATTTGGATACATGATTCTTTTTTGAAAATCAATTAAAACATTTTGTCTTTCTATTGCTTCATGCTGTATTTTAATGGTATCTTTTAAATATGTTATTTCGTGATTCTGTTTAAAAATATAAAAAACTACACAACACCCGATTATAGTTAATAGCAAATTTATTATTCTCTCTTGCACAAATAAGATTACACTTTTATTTGTCCCATTTCTCAAGATCAACTCCCCTTTCTTCGCAAAGAGCTACGGCATAACCTACTCTAAAAGAATGTTTGTCTAAAAAACACAAAAGCCCCATAATTATATATGGCTGAACTTTATAAAATCCAAATTCAAAAAATACTAAAAAACTAATTAAAACATATGGCATAAACTTATTTAAAGAATATTCAAGAATAGATAGGAATTTATTGTTCATGTTATAAATTATAAGTGTTTATTTGCGAAATGTCAAGAAAAAATTAGTCAAAATATAAAGTAGTTTTATTATTGTATATACTATAAGTGTCTAACAAAAAATCTAAAGATTTCATTTTGTCACACAAATCATTAGCATAAGAATTATCAAAGACTTTAGAATTATTATTTAAGTTAATTTGATTAACATTTGCGTCATCTTTGTTCATGATTGTGTTGTCGATCCCTACGGAATATTCTTTAGATTTTACCATATAGTTATTTTTGAAGTTCGCGCGATCTACCAAAAACTCTTCGCAGTAAATATTGCGATAATCTGAGCTTAATTGATAAAACTTTATTAAATGATTTAAATAATCCCAACCTACTCCATAATAAAAAAAATTAACTTTTGAATTATGAATATTTATATTTAAGAAGTTGAACAGCTGCTCGACTAAGTTGTAGAAGTATTTATTTTTAGTCTTTTTACCAAAAGCAAATCTTCCATAATTAATTAATCCTGAGTTATCAACTGATGGACAAAAGGTATACGCAGAGATATGCTCATTTATGAAAATATCTTTTTCATCTATATTTGAAATACATTTACTAATAAATAAATTTTCTTCAATAGATAGGTTTGAATTTAAATTAAAAAAATACTTGCTATATAGATCAAGTTTATATTTAATTTGATTCATTATGCTAAAACGCATTGAATATCAGACAAAAAAGAGCGAGCAAAACCTACGCACTCTGCCATGCTGTCATCGCCAAACGTAGGCCAAGAAACAACAAAATCTCTATAATTCATAAGCTTTAATGACTCTCTCTTTTCTTCTTCATTAGCAGGAGCAACAGACTGTCTAATAATCTCCACGATAACTCCATCATTTTCTTTAATCCATGCAGCCTCATTTTCATATCTAACATCTGTAATAACAGGTATTTCGCTGTTAGCAGAACAATATTCAACTGAATCTTTTATTTTATTGATCCAGCAATTTTGATCTAACTTTCTTCTTATATGAGTCCCATAAGTCACTAAAAAAGGGCGGATTAATTCTTTAGATTCATTTTCTTGAGTCCAAGCAGATATTCCTATGTTATCAAGCAAAAAAGGGTCGCATTCTTTTTTTAATTCATCAGCAAAAGCGAATCTTCGAAAATCTGGTAGGCCCATCTCTCTTGAAAGCATGTTAATGGCGGTAAAAAAAGTATCTTTACCACTTCTAGCGAATCCTGTTAATCCAATAATTTTGGGTAATTTATTCATCTAATGATTATAGATGAATTTAAATTATTTGTCAAGATAAAATATCAAACAAAGGCTCGCCTTTATGGGCTATAGTAAAAGGTCTTCCTGACGGGGAATATTGATAATTATTTAAAGATAAACCAAGGGTATGAGCTATAGTAGCATTCAAATCTTCTGGCTTGATAGGTTTTCCTTCAACAGGAGATCTGCCTGTTTTGTCTGTCTCACCATAAGTAAATCCACCTTTCACTCCACCTCCTGCGAGAAAAGCTGTGAAGCAATAAGGCCAATGGTCTCTCCCGTCTCTTCCATTTATGTTTGGCGTTCTGCCAAATTCAGAGGTTAATACAACCAAAGTCTCTGATAAAAGCCCTCTTCTGTCTAAATCAATAAGAAGTCCGCTTAAAGCTTGATCGATATCAGCACAATTTGCAGCAACTCTTTCAAAGTTATTATCATGAGTATCCCAACCTCCTCGCGTAACTTCTACATACCTAACACCATGCTCAACTAGCCTTTTAGCTAACAAGCAACCTTTACCGAAGTTAGTGTTTCCATAAAGATCACTTGCAGATGCTGGCTCTTTAGTGATATCAAAAGCATTTAGATCATTACTATTCATTAATTTTATTGCGTCTTTATATAAGTCACTGTAAGCTCTTACTTGTTTTAATGGAAATTCTGTAGAAAAATTTTGATTCAATTGCTCGGCAATAGATATTCTGCTTTGAAAATGCTCATGATCTAAATACGAAGCCATTTTACTATTAGCTAGACCTGAGGAAGGGTTGTTAATAGGAAGAGCGCCGTATTTAGACTCTAGAAAGCCAGCTCCGCCTCCTCCACCTCCAATCTTAACATTGCTAGGTATTGTTTTATTCATTGAACCTGAAAGCTTTGACACCCAACTCCCGAATGTAGGATGCACAATTGTGCCCCTCTTAAGATAACTAGTGTGCATTAAATAACTTGCTTGCATGTGGGCTCCTTGACTAGTATTCATTGTTTTGATAATTGACCCAAGATGCATTAGTTTCGCTGTTTTTGGTAGATTTTCGGATAAAATAACTCCATCAGCGCTTGTTGCAATTGATTTAGTAGGCCCTTGAATATCAGGAGCGTCAGGCTTTGGGGCAAATGTGTCAAGATGCGACATCGCTCCTGACATATTTAAATAAATGACATGCCTAGCTGTCGGAACTCTAGTACTAGGCTCAAGAGCGCTCACTGTATTGTTAATATAAGCTCCTGCCATCGGCATAAGCCCTACTCCGAAGCATGCTTTTGCGGCATGCGCTATAAATTCTCTTCTCCCTAATTCATCAATTGTATTTAAGTTCATAATATTATTATTACACATTTTAAAGAAAAATCAACACAAGTGTAATACAATATATGAGGTTTTCGCTTCTTTTTATATTAATATATATTTGTCTAGAAGCAAGGGTGGAAAGAAAAGATTTTCTAGATAATTGCGATTGGTGCAAAAATCAAGCTAAATCTACTCAACCGTTAGATCTTGGCGAATGGATGGCAAGATGCGGTAAAAAACCGAAAGGCTTGTGGTTCACAATGAAAACTTTGGGGAGAGTTTATGGAACTTACAAAAAATCTATTTCTAGAAGTTGGTTGTATTCTGAAAAATTAGGATGGATATATAATGCTCCAAGCTATAAAGGGTATTTTTATACAGAGAAATGGGGTTGGATTTATATAAAAGATGATATGATTTATTTTTTTAAATATAATAGATGGGATTACCTAACAAACATAAATTCATGACTATTAATTAATACCCATATTATTTCTTTATATGCATCTTTCGTATTTTTTAAATTATCAGTAAATATCCTTAATTCTTTAGAAGTAGGCTCTCGGTTTAATATATATTTATAACCTACTGTTATTTTATCACTTAACGACTTTTGAGATTCAATTGCTTTAATAACTTCAAAGTTTTTATTTTTCAATAACCTTGTTTCAACGAACCCATTTAATAAATTTAATACTTGTGTCGCTGAAGCGCTTTTGTTTGCGTTTTCGATCTGCTCTCTATCTGAGCCGCCAAACTCTCTGATTAAATGACCAATCGGAGCGGGAGAAGATAGTTCGGAAGCTCTAACTGAATTTCTATCTTTGACAAAATTCTGCTTGTACTCTTGCTCTCTAGCTTTCTTTTGAGATTTGTATTTATCAACACAAGATTCACAGCAAAATGCCAAAGTTTCACCGTTCTCATTGAGAGCTAATAATGTTGGGTCGATTGCTCTTCCAGGCTTGATAGGGCAATCAGTATTTATCGGCTCACCAAATTTTGATTTACTTGCAGCTTTAGGCTTTTCGGTTTTATTGATTTTAGCCATTATATCTTCAAATAATTCTTCTCCACTCATGGCTGAAAGAGTTTGAAATTGATCGTAACCTTTTGTATTTTGCTCTAATTTTCTAGAATCTATATTATCAAATGTTAAATTTACTAAAGAATCCCAAATTTGCTCCCCACTCATTCTTTCTAATATCGGCCCTTGATAAAAATAAGGGACAGCTCCTTTAGACTGAGCTTTGGTATTTGGCCCTGCGATAATCCACTCAACTTCTACAGGCATAGATTGATCTTTATTATCCTTAGGTATTACATCTCTGGTTACAGACTCTTTTTGGAATGTTTTAGTGTTATACAATATTCTTAAAAACTCTCTTAAATCATAATTTAAGGCAACCATGACTTTTTCGAGATGTAATTGCAATTTTGGGTCGGTAGCAAGAGTGTCATCGAACATATTATCAATTGGCTCTATTAAAGCTAATCCAAAAACTTCCTTCCACAAGCGATTTACAATAACAGCTGTAAATCTTGGATTTGATTCAGACGCCAACCAATTAGCATAAATTTCCCTAGAACCTGCATTTGGAGCAACAGTTTTAATATCTACCTCTTTACCGAAAATCGTTTTCCCTAGTAAAGCTTCATTAGGTTTTGCATTATCATACTGATAATCTTTAGGCAAACTGATCTTTCCGTTACCTAAACTCGTTAATCCAGTTTGCAAAATATCTTGGATATCTCTTATGCTATTTTGTAGCTGTCTAGATTTTTGAGGTTGATCGGACTGCTCTAATTTTCTTCTTTCATCTCTCGCTAATCTATTTAAGACGCTTAAATTTTCTGGACTTTTTGTTCTCAAATTAGTCGAGCCACTTGTGAATGCAGCCATTTCGTAAAATTGTTTTTGAGTCCAACGATCAAAAGGATGGTCATGGCATTGGGCGCACTCGAGGCTTGTGCCTAAAAAAATACGTACTGTGTTAGCCATGCTATCAAGAGGCATATTGACATCACGAGCAAAATAACTTACTCCTTCGTTGCCTTTAATCCATAGAGAGCCTGATGAGGATAACATTTCTCTAACCCATTCATCGTATGGTCTGTTATTTGATATAAACTCTTTTACATAATTCTTATAAGGCACTCCAGATATTCTATTGGTTAACCTATCTTTAATTCTTAATATATCCGCCCAAAAATTAAACCAGTGACTTACATATCCTTCACTACCTAATAACTGATCAACTAATTTTGATCTTTTATTTTTATCTTTATCATCAAAAAAAGAGTTTACTTCTGCTAAAGAAGGCGTCCTCCCGATAATTTTAAGATATGCTCTACGTAAATATATAGCATCATCGACCTCCTTATTTGGCCTAAGATTATACCCTCTGAGTTTTGCTTCAATTAAGCTATCAATATAATAAGCATGAGTTTTTAAATCTCTATCAGATAATGGTCTTTTAAATTTAGGCAAAGCTTCATGACTCGGTGGAAAATTATTTTTAATATAAGCTTGGTTGTCTTTTGTTAAAGAATCAATTGAAATCCTGAATAATTGCAGATCACTTGATCTTTTAATTAACGCATGTGTAGCATTCGCCTCTACAATATCGCCTTTCAAATTTTTTCCGTTATTAAAATATAGCGTATCCCCAAAACAGAGAATTGAAGATAAAAACAATAAGATTAAAATTTTCATAACAATCAATAGACAATTATGATTAAATTACACCGTTTTTATTTCCACTTGCAATAATTCGGGTCTTCTTCTCTTTTGCGACGCATGTAATCTCGCTTCTGTTGCCTACGTTTTTCCTTGTCTGCTTCATCATATTTTTTTCTAGCTCTAGATAATGATTCTTTCCCTTTATCTGTTTGTTGGTATTTTTTATTTCTATCCATCTAGATTAAAATCGTCAAGGTTTTCATCATCTTCTTCTTCATCTGGCTCATCTAAATTAAAAACTATATCGTCTCCAAGTAACTCTTTAATTTTTTCCATCAAAGCTCCAGCTATTGTAAAAACATTAATGTCAAACTCTTCTAAATATCTATCACACATATCATCAAGATCAAAACGAAATGCATCGGTTTGCTCATCAAAATCTCTTGGGCCAGTATATTTGTCAGACATTTTTAAGATACCAGTTGTATGTTTGGCGAATACCTTCTGTTAAGGCTATTGATGGAGTAAAGCCAAATTTGAACATACGATTGCTGTTCATTAATTTTCTAAAAGTTCCATCTGGCTTCGTTTTGTCATATCTGATTTCCCCACGAAACCCTACTATAGATTTAATTATATTAGCTAATTCAAGTATAGAAAATTCTTGATAAGATCCACAATTTAAATGAGAAATATTATATTTATAAATATCTTCGGCGTTAATTTTCTGAAGGCATAACAAAATTGCACTCGCTAAGTCTCTGACATGAAGAAACTCTCTTCTTGGTTTGCCTGAGCCCCAAATCTTAACAAATCCCAATTCATCTTGCTTCGCTGCGTGAAACTTATTGATTAACGCAGGTAAAACATGAGAGCTGTATAGGTCGAAATTATCATTCTCGCCATAAAGGTTGCATGGCATTATGGAGTAAAAATTGTCTCCATATTGGTGATAGTAGGCTTCGCACATTTTGAGAGCTGCAATTTTTGCAACGGCATAAGGCTCGTTCGTTTTCTCTAGAGGTCCAGTCAGTAACTGCTCTTCTGTTATAGGCAGTTTTGGGCTTTTGGGGTAAATGCAAGAAGATCCTAAATTAATTAATTTTTTAACTGAGGAATTGTGAGCTGATTTAATTATATTTGTGGCAATTTGTAAATTATCATATATATAATCCGCTCTATAAACATTATTAGATTCAATTCCTCCAACTTTTGCGGCGCATAAAATCACTGCGTCAATTGAATTATTTTTAAAAAAGGAGTGAACTTTACTTTGATCTCTTAAATCCAGTTCTCTTCTGGATCGGGTAATGATATTTTCATAACCAGATTTTTTGAGCAAATCAAGGACTGCGGAACCTACCATGCCTTTATGCCCTGCAATAAAAATTTTAGATTTTTTGTCCATTTAAAATTGAGTAATCGTTATTATACATTTTAAGCACTAAATCTTTAAATGAAGTCTTTCGCTTCCAACCTAACTCAGATTCTGCTTTAGATGGGTCTCCGCAAAGTTTGTGGACTTCTGCTGGTCGATAAAACTTCGGGTCAACTTCAAAAAATAACTGTCCAGATTCGGTATAATATTTTTCTGAGTCACTTTCTCCTTCAGAATAAAATTTAATATCAGCATGACTTAGGCATGTATTTAAGAAATGTCTCACCGTAAACATTTCTCCGCTCCCTAAAACATAATTCTCTGGCTTATCTTGATTTAACATTAACCAAACTCCTTCCATAAAATCTTCTGCATCGCTCCAGTCTCTCTGAGCTTCTAAGTTGCCAAGTTTAAGAATCGGTAGAGGTTTATTATTTTCGAGGGCAATTTTTATCTTGGCAATTGTATGGGTGATTTTACGAGTAACAAAATCCAACCCTCTTCTCGAACCTTCATGGTTAAACAACCAGCCTTGCACTGCATATAAGCCATATGACTCTCTATAAACTCTAACGATATGCCTTGCGGCACACTTGGCTGCACCATATGGAGACTGAGGTAGTAGCGGATGATTTTCATCTTGTGGCGTATATACGACATCGCCAAACTCCTCAGAAGAACCTGCGTTATAAAATCGGCAATGAGGAGCAAATCTACGAATAGATTCAAGTATATGCAACACCGAGCTTGCGTCTGTATCCCATGTTTGAATAGGGTATTCCCAACTACCTGCAACGAAAGATTGAGCTGCAAAGTTAATAAAATAATCTGGCTGAATGTCAATGACTACATCTCGAATACTATGGGCGTCGTTTAAATCCATATTAATTAGTTGAAATCTAGGCTCATCTTCTAAATGCAAAATATTTTCATGATTTTTAACACTAAGCCTGCGCGCAGTGCCGTAAAGCATGAAATCAGTTTTACCAAATTCTTGTTTAAACAATTTTAAAAGATAGTCTACCATATGACTACCATCTTGTCCTGTGACTCCTGTTACAACGATTTTTTTCATATAATATTATATCTTGATGTTTAAAAAATTAAATAACAATCCATTCTTCAGGCCTAACTGTTTGATAATCGACATTATTCCCATACCAAACTTTTGGTGAGACGACTTTTTTTTGTGGATTTTGATTGAGCCACGCCCCCATCCAACTGAAAGAACTATTAGCTATTATGTTATTGTGGCACATAGTCATTAGTTTTAAATCATCTATATTCGAATTGTTTTCCATAAAAATCATATTTTCAAATTCAAGGTTTTGCTTGCACCACGCGATATCATCAGAAAATACAAATAAATTACCTTTAGGTTTTATTATCTCTAAAGCTTTTTGATAATATGTAATATCTAAAACAGGATGATAGCCATTCGATTTTAAATAGTCTCCTCTCCTGACATGTAAAGAACAGGAGTCTGTAAAGTCAAGATTATGATTTAAATCTAAATCTAAGCAAGATATAATTTCGCTTCTATAATCTTTTATGTATTTTTCGTTCTGCCAATAACCATCAAAATAATAAAAAAATTTTTTATCATATTCAATTTGTATAAAAGACCCATTGGACGGTTCTTGTATAAATTTTTGAGCCCCGTCTCGATACGCTTTAGAATGAAATTGATCTATTGCATCTTGAGTTAGTATTGGAATTTTTATATTTAATAAGTCAGGCAAACAAAACTCTCTAGCATCTGTATATCCCACGCGATTAGCTCCGCTAGTATAAAAACTAATATCATAATAATCTTTAACACCAAATCTTTTAGATAATGAGCGGCCAAAAGCCCATTGAAATAATTGATTACAAAGGCCACCTTGCATTTTTATAATAATCATTTTTAAAAGATTTTTTTTGAAGCATCTTGTAATATTTTAATAATTTTTTCTATTTGAGAATCTAGAGAGTATTCTTTTTTATATCTTTCGTAGGCTAACTTTGATTTTTCGCAATAATATTTTTTTTCATTTTTTAATTTCAACATTTCTAAAGAATAACCTTCTATATCGGACCTAGAAAAACATTTCCCAGAATCACCTATGACTTCAACATGTCCATTTGCGAAAGACGTGTGACTTATGCAAGGTTTTTTGTGATACATGGCTTCTGTAAAAACAGCGCCAAAGGTTTCTCCATCGTTTCTGCCGTGACTAAAAACATCTATCGTTTCTAAAAACGAATGTATCGCATCAGAATCACCTGTATGCGGTAATGATATGAAATTTTTTAAACACAATTCTTTAGCTTGATTATTATAATCGTCATGCCCGCCTAATAAGATGAAGCAAGTATCATCAGTTTCGATTTGCTTATACGCATTAAGAGGTACTTCTGAGAACAAGCCACTTGAATTACGTTGGTGAAATCCGTAGACGAACTTATCACTGACGCCTAATTCCTCACGCATATTCGTGAATGGTGGTTCTGGCATTTCTTGGATAACTGGCACAATCTCTAATCTACTAGCGTCACCACCCTGTTTAATCCATTGTTGACCGCACCAGTTGGTTATGTGGAATGATTTAAATATATTCCTTTGATTATCTACACCAGCATTTAGCGCTAAGATATTGATTAATGGTGTTTTAGTTATCATGTGAAATGGGAACTCTGGGTGGCCAGCTCTACCCCCAAGAACAACATCGTAATTATCTTCACTAAATAAGTCCCATAAGTTAGTGTTAACCCATGGATGTAACCTATCTCTAACATCCTTGAATTCAACTTCCACCTTAATTAAGTTAACATTCTTACTCTCCATATATTTCTTTCTATCTGGGTCCGTATCTGGATGTTGCCAGTCAGAACCCAAATATGGTGCAGCATCTGTATAGTAGTAATCAACCTCAAATATATCTTGTGGTAAATTACCAGCTATTGCATGTAAAAATCTTTCTGTACCACCAGCAGAAAGTCCACCAAATTTTATAAATGCAACTCTTATCTTATTCATTTCTCAAATTGTTTATATCTGCAACATGCCAAATGTTTAAATCTTTAAAATAATCTAAACCATGATGTTTTATCCATTCTTCAATCTCTTTTATTCTCCATAATGTGTTTTGATATATTTTATCCAAATCAGGAAGAACAACTCCTTCGTACCACTCTTCTGGCGCTTTTCTTAAATGACAATTTTTATCATCAAGAGTTATAGAATAAGTTTTATTTATTTGTCCTATAGACTTATTTGGATTACTGACCCTTTCTAAACATCTATACCAAGATTGTTTAATTTGAAAGGCTTCCCATGAAGAAAATTGAAAATGAAAAACACCCCCAATATCAGTAGGAATTTGTTTTGTAGGTTTTACTATTGGTAATCTAGGCTCATGAATCCAGTTTCCTGAATAATTGATTTTACCATCATCGCAAATTATAAAATCCTTAAAACTATTAGACCAAGCACTATTGTCTTGTCTGTATTCGTATAAAGATTTCCACATTGGAAGCCAATGTAAAGTGCATCTCTCTCCTGGTTTAATTGATGATGCAATGATATCAAAATTTTTTATTGCATTTGCTGTAAAAGCTTCGTCAGCATCTAATCCTACAATATGAGTAGGAGAGTATTCTCTAGCTAAATTAAACAAATGAGACCTCTTAGAACCCCAGCCATCATTATTCTTTAATTCTACAATTTCTATTTTATCATATTTCTTTAATAACTCTACTGAATTATCAGTTGAGCCATCATCTAAAACAATGACTTTATCGCAAACTTGTGTGGCTGATGAAGCAAAAGAATCAATAAAAGCTGATTCGTTTTTTATTGGCGTAATTCCAACTATTTTCATAATGAATTGTAAATTTTTATATCTTCTTTATATAACCCTTCAATCTTTGACACAAACTTATCTTCTTTTAGAAATTTTAATAACTTTTTTTTGACAGCATTATTACTTGTTCGATTTAAATTAGGAGCCTTTCCAAGACCAAGGTCTTTAGATAATTGGTCTAAATTTTCCATTTTATAAATCTTAAACCTATCATCATTATTCAAATAAAAAGATTGAGGGAATGTATGAGGTTCAAAAAAGCCGTTTTCTATAATATATTCGGTAAAAGACTTAAACTTTTCTATATCATCTAATATTTTATTGATATTGTCCAAATCGTTTATTACATCATTTGACAAATTTAAATTATGATGATATCTACACTTTGGATAATCTGGAGCTGGGTACATGACTTCAATGAAGCCAGAAACGTATCTTTCTACAGGCTCTCTTATTACAGTAAAACCATTATAATCTTCTGGTATATCTGTATCTGAAAGAGTGTTGCACCCAGTGAAAACTCTTAATGTAGTTGATGCACATTTGGGTATTCCTAAAAACCCTAACTTTCTATCATGATTATACCATATTACAATATCAGCGTTTGCCATTTTATTTTTAAATTTAAACAATCCAAAACCAGTCTCATGGCACCAATTTCCCATACTATACTTTTCTCCTTCCCACTCTTCGTAAAATCTTCCTTTATCATTTAATTTTATATCATCCATAAAGATTATAGAATTATTTTTTAACTTATTTTTATAGGCTTTAAATTCACTATCAACTTGCTTGTAATAATGAATAGTATCTGAAAACAAAAAATCTATTGACTCATTTTCAAATAACGAAACTATGCCATCACTAACACAATCACCATAAATGACATTTACTCTACCATCATCAAAGAAAGATTTTGGCATAACACGAAGATCTTTTATTATATCTATTGTATAGAATTTTTGATTATCCTTTAAGGCATCATATATGGCCAACGTGCTCATTCCCTCTCTGTTGCCCAATTCAACTATTATCGCATCATCTGGTAGGCTTTTAACTACATTGTGAATTAATGTGAAATAGCCATGAACCTTTCCTTTATTGGGAAAAGTTTCATTGTTTAGGTAAGACTTTAGTGCGGGTTCAATCGCATTTAAATGCTCCTTGTGAGCCGTCCATTTAATCGTTGGATTGTTTTTTGTTTTTTCTATTAAATTTTTTAAGTTTGTCATGTTGTATGTATTTTTGGATTGGCTTTTTATTGGGTATTGATGTAATTAGTGTATTTGGTTTTTTTTTGAAAACTAGTGATATTTTCAACATCATATTCCATGGCTTTATCCATGAATATATGACATCTTTCACGATCTATTTTATCATGAATACCATATCTAACATAAATGAATGTCTTCTCTATTGGTTGTAAATCACCGCTCGTACTAGCGCCTTTCCCTTCGTCTAGATAATAACCGCCATTACCCTCCGAAAACATCACATCGCCATTATGAGCTAATCTAATAGCGAAGTCAAAATCAGCGCCAGATTTAAGTTGCTCATCAAAGTATCCAGCTTTGAGACATATTGATTTTCTGAACATAAAGAATGGCCCTAAAACCATTCCTCTCTTATATTCTGATTCATCATATTTTCTATGGTCAATCTGTCTGCCAGCTTTAGCTCCAAATGAATTAACTATTTGAAAATTGGTGTTGACGATATCCACACCTTCATTTTCATCTAACACTTTCATTTGACTTTCAAGTGATTCTGGGGTTCTTAAATCGTCTATATTCCAAATCGTTAAGTATTCGCCAGAAGCTTCCTTAATGCATGTGTTCATTGAAACACCGATTGGGTCTACTGGTTTTGTAATGATATGTTTGATAACACCATCTGGGTATTTCTCAATATATGATTGAACCAGTTCCACTTCCCAATCTTCTGGGTCGTTATGATCTAACACAACTTCGAAGTTTGGGAATAGTGTTTGTTGTTCTAATTCTTCTAAGAACTTTGGGAGATATTCTCCCATCTTATAGCATGGTGTAATTGTACTGACTTTCATATTCTTTTATTTATAAAACAAAACGTCCCTCTGAAAAACTTCACCTTTCTGAAATAGTCCATGGAACTCACCAACATTAGCACCAATATCTAATATTTTCTTAGGTTTAAACCCTTGATTACTTAACTTTACTAATCTGTTTTTAACTCCGCTACTCATGTTTAAACTCTTTTACCATTCTTGTTAAGCCTTCTTTTAGGAAAACACTTGGCTCCCAACCAGGAACAAAGTCTTTATTATCGATTAATAGACTATCACCTAATTTTTCACCCCTGACAACCTTACAATCTGTAATTTCACTTATTAGAAGCGCTAAATCAATTAATTTAACCCACTCACCAGTTGATAGATCATATGTCTTGCTCCTGTCCTTAATGTCAAATGCTTTAACTAACCCATTACACACATCGTCTATGTGAATATATTGTCTAAATTCTTCACCCATTGTGAGCATGTTAATTTCCTTATTAGTCATTGCTTGAAATATGAAGTCAGAAACTACATGACTTCTTTCTGTGAAATCCTCATTATAACCGTAAATGTTCCATAGCCTAACAGCTATACCATGCTTTGATAGTTTGGTCCACACTTCACCCATTTGTTTCTGTACACCATAAACAGTGTCAGTAACATCTGCTAATTGGGATGAAATAAACACAAACGGAATATCCATGATTTGTTTAAACACATTAAGCATTAACTCATTATTCCATGTCATTTGTGTTTCTTGACTACCCTCTTTGTAAAGATATTTAGAACCACCAACATCCCACGCTAAGAAATAAACTCTATTAACACCGTCTAATGGTAATTCTCCAAGCCTAGCGTCTTGCGTAACACTATTCTTTATATCATATTCTATAACTTGATCCCCAAGGTCTCTTAAGTGCCTACATAACTGCGTACCTAAGAAACCTCCAGAACCTATTACTAAATTTTTCATTATAACCTCGCTTTATACCATTCAATAGTCTTACTTAGACCTTCTTTGAATGTGTGAGTCTTAGTCCAGCCTAAGCCTTTTAATTTATCAGCCGACATATATTGGAATGGAATCTCAATAAAGTCCTTATCAGCAATTTCATACCCACCTTTATATTCCATTATTTCTGAGATAATTTCTACTACTTCTTGAATCGTATAGAATTCACAATCACCAATATTGTAAATCTCACCTGGAACACCGTTATCAGCCATTAATAGGTAAGCGTCAACTACATCTTCAATGAAAACAAATTCACGTTTGAATTCTAATACCCCAGAATAAATCCTAGGCTTCGTTCCGTTCTTAATATTTCTAATCGTGTTTGGTATAATCCTAGATAAGTTCATATCTCTAGGGCCGTAGATGTTAGCACATCTAATCACATTCACGTTTAAGTTATATGTTTTGTTGTAGGATTGTGCGATTAAGTCAGAACATGCTTTGGATGTTGAGTATGGGTCATCTGGCTGTAATTTCATATCCTCGGTATACGGTAATTTATCGTGAGTACCATAAGCTTTATCAGATGAAGCCATAACCACTTTAATTAAAGGATTAATCTTTCTGACTCCATCCAATATATTAATCGTACCTATGACATTACTCATATAACAATTTAATGGATTCTTATCAGCAATCTTAACAATTGACATTGCAGCTAGGTGATAGATTAAATCAACCTCATAATCGGCAATAACCCTATCAATGAGTTGCGTATTAGTTATATCGCCATATATAATAGTACATTTATCTAAGATATCTTTTTGGCTCTTTCTGTTGATATCCCTAACGATTCCAATTACATTGTTACCTCTTTCTAATTCTCGTTTGGCTATCGAAGACCCAACAAAACCGTTTATACCTGTTATTAAAACATTCTTCATAATAAGTTCATTATTGTTAAAATATTATTTGTAGCTTTCTCTATTGATAAATTTTCCATCACATATTCCCTTGGTTTATAATTTGACAGATTCTCGGTTAAGTCATTATAAGCTTTTTCTAAATCTTCGCCATTGTCAAAATTAATACCACATCTTTCGTCCCAGTAAGGTATTGAGGTTGCCTTAATCTTGTATTTTTCACCTCTATCAACCCAATGAGTTACATCCCAAACTAAAAGTGGTAAATTACAACTCATCATTTCTTGAATTGCTATACCCTGACTTTCTGTGTTGTCTAAAATTATTCCATATTTGCTTTTTGTAATAACGTCTATAAATTGAGCCTCATTATATTTCCCGTATTCCACAAGAACAAAAGATTGTTTTTTTTCTTTTAAAAAATTTTTGATTATATTTAATTCTTCAGAACTTCTTCTTTTGAAATAAATTAAACAGTCGTTAGTTTTTTCATTATTAGATTTGTCAGAAAAAAGGTCGGTATCTATACCAACCGCCCAAGTGCATATTTTCTCTGCTGGTATCCATTTTGAATAAAGATTTTTAACCCATTTGGAGGGGACGATAGTTTTTTGATATTTCTGTTCCATCATTATCCTGTCATCAATAGGTAGAACACAGATGTTTGGCCCTACAAAAGAATTGTTTATTAGATTCGATTGAATAGAATTGTGTTTATTTAAAAATACTGTAACAAACCCATTTTTTGGGTTCGGATCATTGTGAGAATAATTAACCCCCAAGGATTCTAAACCTTTTTGTAGGTTATTATAGACTTTTTGTGGGCCCATAGAGCAATGATTATAGCAAAGATTAATCATTTTGTTTTATGTACAAAGCATCCCCCCATTCGTATTTAGTCATTGCTGTTGCAACTCGTTTAAATTCATACTTTTCTAAATATTCATCTATTTGCGAAACCAACGCACAATCTTTATACAAAAAATTAGTATTTACTTCTGTGTAAATATATTTGACTGATCGCAAGCAATCACCGAAACCTTTTAATGCTAAAAGTTCCGCGCCTTGGATATCGATATTAACAAAATCATAATCTTGAATGTTAATAGAGTTCTCTTTAATTAAAGTGTCGATTCTGCTTGATTTCACTTTTATGGTTTCAGTCACATGTATATGCGGATGATGGGTTTTGTGTAAATCCAGATCTAGTATTGAGCTAGATTCTCCATTATTAGTTATATTGAAATCGTAAATTTTATTATCTACATCTGAGACCGCACATCCAAAAACACTTTCCAGAGGAGATGTTAATGATTGATTGCGCTTAACAAGTTCAGGGTTGGCTTCGATCCATATAATGTCCTTAATGCCACTCGCTAGATAATCTTCGCGCTCTTCCATTTTGTGAGCGCCAATATGGATGATCCCTTTTGGCTTTCCGTATTTAGCTACTATATCTTTGAATTTTATTAACATTGGTAATTTACGAACCTTTTTTCTAAGTCACTATAATCTGCGCGCTGATAGCCGCATCTTTTTAATTGAAACCATTTATTATCTTGTGTTTGAAATTTCTTCCAGGCTTGATCGTATGCAAATAAGGAATGACAACCTTCTTTGGAGAGTTGCTCGATAGACTCTTTGATGTGAGTTATAATTTTTTTTGCAAAATTAATTTTTATAATATAAGCGGATGCAGTCTGAGAATTGTCGCAAAAGTAAACTAAACCTGAGTCATCGAGTTGGATGGCTGGTTTTATATTATTATAGCTTATTTGACATAAGTTAAAATCTGCAAAGTTTTCAGTGAAATAATTCCACCTGGAATTAAATTCAAAAGAATCTACCAAAGGATAAAAGTCGTCTTCTAAAATTAATACATAATTATAGTTTTTTGCTATAGCCTCTTCGAGCACTCCTAGATGAGACTTTGCGCAACCAACACTCCTCGAAGAGAGAGTTTTTTCGTGCGAAGTATTTACTCCAGAAAATCTAGTATACTCTTCCTTAGAGAAACCGAAAAAAGGCATTACCTTATCTTTCATCACTTGATTCCTATCAGTTCTGTGATCAAGATTTATATAATAACAATGGTTTATAAGTTTCATGTTATCCTATTAAAGCTGAGGCGACAGCCATGTCCTCGCAGCCCCCCATTAAGTTTTTAAATTTTTGAAATAATTTTTTTTGAGCAATAACTTTTTGTATAGATTTTTGCCCTAAACAATAACAACCACCAGCCCAATAGTTCGTAGCCCATTTGCTTTCTCCTATTTCAGAGATTAAAACTTCTGGCATAACAAAGAGTTTTTTTGATGAAGCCCAATTTCTAAATTGTTCGACAGTATTTCCTTGAATTGGAGTCAACCCATTATATTCACCAAAAACTCCTTCGTTATAAAATTTTTTCAAAAAATACTCAAAAGAAAACAACATGCTAGTTTTATTATGGCGATTTTTAATTATATTACTATCTATTTTAAGTAAATGATCAAAATCAAAGAGTTTGCTGCATGCATCTATCATGTTATATGTTTTCATACATAGATTATCGTAAGATTCTTCAGTTTTTAAAGTTAAAATATTATTTTTAAAAGAATACTCTTCTTTGATTGAGGGATCTGCCAGAACTTCAATAATTTCAAAATTATCTCTAGAAGACACATCTTTAAACCAATCCGTGTCCTTTAATTCTGCGACAGATTCAGCGTCTTGTGCGCAAGTATAAATGCACACTAATATTTTACTTGTGGATAAAGTAGACATCTTCTCTTTCATTTTGGTATTGTTTAAATTCACTACAAACAGGTTCGCCCATAATAAAATTTTTATCTTTAAATTGTGATCTAAGTAAATACTGGCAAAGCCACATATCTGAATTAAATTCTGGAACACCCATAGATTCCCTAACCTCTACAAATTTAGAATAAAAGTTAGACATGTCTTCATGAGTTCCGCCAACTACTCCCATATTAATTAAATCCCACGAATCAATGTTTAGCATAAACATCATTTTATCCTCGAAATTAAATTTGTCATGAACATTTAAATAATCGCCAAAATGCTTAAGCTTAATGCTGTCTTTACATGCGAAGTAAGATATGTCGGGATGATCCTTGATTAAGTTCACTGGGTTCTTTACAACCTTTACATCTGAAGCATCAGCATGAAAAACGTAATTAAATTTATTCTCTTTTAAAAAATCATTGAAACAAAAAAACCGATAATCATTATTTGAGTATTCGAAGTCTCCTACTTTTATAAATTTTATATCTTCTGTTGTATATTGCTCAACAAAAGCGTCAGAAAGATTATCGTGAAATATAAAACCTTTTAATTTTAATTTATCAACTGATTCATACCAAGGTTTAATGTATTCAATTTCATTGTTCTGCACTTTACCATCCGCAGCCCTTCCTACGACATAAGCATCAGTTGGGCTATTTGGGTGTTTCTTTTTAGAAAAATAAGAAGTTAGAATAGCTATTGAATCTGACATTATATTATTATATATTAACTTAGATAAAAATCCATAAAAAAGGGGCGCAAAGCGCCCCTAAATTAAACTCAATAAAGAGTTAGTTGTTACTTATCAGAACTTGTAGATTTCTGGAATAAGGCAACAATTAGCAAAAGCGTAATAACTCCTGCAAGACTTGCGCCTTGTCCTACAAATCCAGTAACTACTTCTTGGAGATTTCCAATTACATCAATTGGAGCTCCAGTACCGAATACAACTTGAGCGACAACAAGAAGCCCAATTAGCGTTAATAACAAGCTAGTGACTCCACCAGCATAAGTTTTGATTATTTCTAACGTATTTTTCATAATAATTAAAATTTAACAGTTAAAGCAGTTCCGAACACAAATTCGCGCTCATCCAAGTCATCTGCATCTACATAATCTACTCCGACAGAGAATTCTGCATTTTCCGAAATACTTTTGGAGATGTCAGCTCCAGCGGCATAATATGTTCGATCTGTACTGTTTGTTAAATCTGTATTACCAACTGCGGCTGACAAGTCGAGAGAGGCAATCGACAGATCGAAAGAATGACCTACTCCTAGCTCTACAGTATACAAAGACTCATCAAAGTCTCTATAGACTGAAACAGATGGATTTAGCGCTACATTTGAAGAGACTCTAACCTGAAATTCAGAGAGAGCATCTCCAGGGCGATCTTCGAAATGATTTACTCCAGCATAAACAGATAGCAAGCCGTCCGAGAAAGATTTGCCTACTCCTGCTCCAAGATTATAACTATCTACTCCTGTATCAACAGATTGGTTCGTGCAAGCATGAGCGCTTAAATCCACACCTCCAAGCGCTGAACCAAGTTTTACGGAAGATTGAACTGATTGTTCTGCCTTTTGAGCTCCTCTGTAAAAGAAGTCAGATGCGTAACCTACTTTCGCAGAGTTGCCAGAAAAGGCGGCGTTAGTTGTAAGCCCTAAGGCTAGTAATAATGATACGATTTTTGTTTTCATATATTTTTTATAATTAAATTTATTTTATTCTAATTTCTTTCCAGCCTACTTTTTTGTCTTTGATTAAATCCCTTACTCTTCTTTGATTATTGTTTAATTGACTGTTTCCGCTTTTTACTTCTATAAAGGTAATTTCTTCTTCGCCGAATGATATATAATCTATGGGTTTTCCTAAAAATGTACAAGCTTCTGGATCGAATTCAAATTGATCGAGGAAAGGAGCTAGAGTTTCTGCGATATGGCCAAGCCTTACTTCGCTACTCTTTTTTTGTGATGTGACTTTCTTTTTTGCTTCTTTTTCTTTAGCTAATTGTATTTCTAAATCATTTAAAGTTAAAACTATACCTTTCTCTTTTTTATCTAATTCAATTTTTCGTTCTTGAATAATTTCTTGTTCACGTTTTAATGATGCGTTAAGTTCAGATATTGTTGTATTTAATTGATCCTCTCTAGTTTTTAATAATTTATTTTCAGATGATAATAAACTGACGTTGTTTTTATATTGAGATTGAAAGTATAAACTTGCTATTAGTATAATTATAGATATAAAAGCGATAATTTCCATATTTTTTTTAGTTTGATCTTAGAAAGAGAGTTAAATCTCTGTCTTTTCCTAGAATATTAACCTCATTTTTGAGCTCACACTCTACCTCTAAATAACCTTTTTTAACTAGAGTATGACACATTCTTAATGATTGAACATTATCATTAACGACAAAAGCTCTTAATTTTTTGCATTGAAAAATTTCTCTGAATTTATCCACTAAATAAAAATATGTAGGCACAGCTCTAATAAATTCTATTCCGTTAATGCCTGAGTTTGGGGGATTAAATACATCTAATGTCCACGCATTGTTGAAGTCTTGAGGTTTATTGAATAACCAATACATTTTATTATTGTTTTTGCTGAAGCTGAAACCTTTTGTTGTGAAAGATTTTAATTTAAAAAATAATTCTCCATCAGTCTGATCCCAAAACATAAGCTTTCTGGATTCTTTGTCTAGGTCTCTTAAATCTTTTAAGAAATTATCTACCCACAATGTTGATGGGGAGATTTTAAATCCTTTATGCTGATATGTTTTTTGAGAATTTGACGGATCAAATTCGCCAATCACTTAATTAAATGAGGCTTTTCAGTTTCTACTACTTCTACTTTATTCCTGTCTTTATCTTTCCATTTTTTTAAAGTAGTTATAAGAGAATCTGCTCTCTTAAGCGCTCTGTCTTTAGTCCAATAGTCTTTCTCTTCTACTCTACGACCATTTCGTGTTACAACATAGAATTTATCTTGATTATTCATATAGTTTTGATTTGATTATTTTTAATAAGTTTGATGATTGTAGCTGTTTATTCCTAAAGTAAACACTCACTGGTAATGATATTGCTAATCCAATAGTAATAATTAATACAATAGTTCCAAAAAAATGCCACACATTAAAAAGCGCGACTTCTAATAAATTACTCATATTTTTTCCAAACTTGTACAGATTTTAATTTTAATAAATCATGCGTTTTGATTTGAGTCAAAGTTTCTTTTGTCTGAGGTCTTCTGAAGACTCTATATTTAGCCTTCCAAGGTTGATCTACGAAAGGGAGATCAAAGCGAGCTACATTTGTTCTCTGTAAAAATTCGGCAAGCTCAGATCTATTTACTAGAATAAAAGAGTCTGCTGTTTCGAAAGCGATAAATTTCGCCCTACCATAAACCCATCCTTTTCTGCCATGCTTGTCTGCAAATTCAATCCAAATCCATTTATCAAAAGATTTATTTTTAAAACGTTTTTTAGTTTTTAAATCTACCTCAATATCTTTATGGGTCGGCGTTTGAAATAGAAATTGCACATTTTCTTTTTTTAAAGAAGTGGTGGCTCTTTTAGGTCTATATCCTTTTTTTTCTGCTAAATCTTGAAACACGGAGAATGGGGTTGGGTTTTTATCCATATCAAAGGCCTAGTAAAAATCGTTTTTTATGATTTTGTTGAAAGCCTGAAGGATCTTTTATGTTTGAGTTAATATAATCAATTATATTCATTGATTGAGATTTTTCAATATTTTCGACATCGAAAGTTACATAATTTTCGACATACTGTTCTTCGGCATAATCATATTCATATATGTGTGGGGGCTGATCCCACTTGTTGATCATTTTAAGTCTGCTACCACTGACTAAAGGCATGTGATAAAGCTTTACTCGCACAGGGACCGACTCTTTAAGAGCGTCTCCAGCTTCTCCAATTTCTCTGATGATCGGCGGGTCGAATTCTCTGACGAGTTCATTATTTTGCCCTTTATGGATTTTTGTGATTGAACTGGAGCAGCCAATTGAATAAAAAAAGATTGTTGCAAGTAAAATTTTAGACATTGTAAGTATTTGTTACACAATTATTAAAGCTTTTTTTGAGTGTACTTTTCGATTTGTTCTTTAGTATAGATATCAAAACCTAATTGTTCTAGCCACGACTTATGAACAGGAACCAAAGTTTCGGCGCCAACAAATTTACCTAAGTCTTTATAAGTTAAATGAGTGAAAGATGTAGAGCCTTTTTTTCTTCCTCTTTTAGTAGAGTTTGAGTTGTTTTCAATTTTCATATATATAGATTATATTTTAAAAGTATTAAAATGTCAATAAAAAAATAATTTTATATCATTGATATAGAAATCATGTTTGCAAAATTAACACCATTTTTGTTCACTAAGTCAAGGTCTGGATGCATTGCGCTGAGAAAAAAGTTTTGTGGGAAATGTTCGGCAAGATAATATTTATTTTCATATGCAATCTCATCATACAACGGAAATAAAAAACTTCCATCGAGCATAGAAAAGTCTAAATAATTAATTAATTTATTATTTGGAGGGTTTTTAAATTTTATTGTAGTTGTATTATCTATTTTATTGACTTCATCAATAACTAATTTAATTTTAGAATCTGTGTCTTGTATTCCTGTTTCTGCGTAAATTAATTTACTGTTGTTATTAACGCTGAAAGATTCTGAAATATTTAGAGATGGCGCGGAATCAATTGACCTAAAATACTTTGTGATATCTGTCGAATTATCGGGAGATCGAAAAGTTATGATTTTTAATCTTAAAAAATCTGATAATTCTTTTTTTATGTTTTTATATTGCTTCTCAAGTGCCGTGGATATAATTGCATAATTCTTTGTTATGCAAATTTCATTCAAAGAAATTTTTTGAGGTAAGTAAGTAAAGTAGGTAATCTGGTCAGGCTGATTAAATAATTGTCGGAAGTCTGTTAGATACTCTTCATGCATAAAACTATCAGATTGGGGGCAACTAATTAATTCTTGTCTGTTTCCAGTTTGGTAAAATAAATAATTTCTTGGGTTCAGATTTAGATGTCTAATTTCATAATGATCAGGAGTATTTATAATAAGTCTGTAATCTTCAACTACATATTTTTCAGTTATTTTCAAAAACTTGTGGGGCGTAATAACTTTAACTTTAAATAAATATTCTAAAGTCCCACAAAGATGATTAAATAATTCTATATATCTTCTTTTAATGTCGTCATTTTTAAACTGAATACAATAAGGCGTAATAAGTGAAGCTATTTTTTGATGATCTAATTTTTGATAATCATGAGACAAATTTTCATCTCTGAGGGAAATTTTTAATCTGATTAAATCAAAATCTATTAAAGGTTTTGCCATATTCAAAAACTTATCTAGAACCCGTATATCGAGTTGAAGCCGCTACCACCTTTAGTTTCAAGAGCTTCTTTAATCTTTTTATGAGCAATATCAATTTCTGTTTCGTTAATCTCGCTATCGTCAATCTCAACTTTAACTGAGAGCAAGTCATCAAAACTGCTAAGATTAAGGTTTTCATCTTTTATGACGACACCTTTCATTTGAAAAATATTCTGATCGCTATTAATACCGCAACATATCCACCCTATGTCCTTTCCAAAAGACGGTATTTCTTTCGAAAAAGCATCATCTAAAGGTTCTTCATCCCAAAAGAAGCAAGGTGTATTATTTTCTGGCCAAGTGTGTTTAAAAGCTTCGACATTCTGCTTATCAGAAACTTCTTTCCCTCCAATAACAGAAGGGTTTAATTTGTGATTTAAGTTGTTATAAACTAAAGGAAAAAACTTACCATATTCTCCACCACAATAAAGATGAAGCCATTTAAATAAATTTTGACAATTCCAGCAACCTTCTTTTTCGTTTGTAACTGAAACTCTTGATTGAGAAGATTCTGGTAGGTTTTCAAAAGAATTATAAAATTTATCAATTACGTTTTTTAATTTTAGCTCTTCCGACTCATTAACAGAATTATTCACCTGTATAATAATCGGTGATTCCAATCCTTGATCTAGCTCAAATAAATCAAAAATTGTAGACCATAAATTAATTAAATTTAAAGATTTTTTAATAGTTGTTTCTGTGCCTGATAATAGAACTTGCTTTCTTAACTCGACACAAATTTTAACATTAAATTTTCTAGCTATAATTCCTATTTTTTTAAGTTCTTTTATTATTGATTCATAATCAGCGAGATCTTTAATGGAGCAAGGGATCGAATCATCATGCAATAAAGGAATTAAGTCGTTGAAGATAGAATATAGTTTAATGTTATTTTGGGCACAAAATTTAATATGGTTTTGAGCACATATTGCATTATGCATTATGATTTGGCTAAGCTCCGAGATAGCTTCATTCAAAGGTTTTGCATTAAAAGCTTTCTTAGATAAACTTCTAAAAGAGTTTTCGCTAGACGATTGAGATAAAGTAGAGCTCGAGCTTAGTAAACCATAAGTATTCATAATAAAAGTATTTACACTTTAAAACAAGTTATCAGGGACTTCATCTTCAGAGCCTACAGAAGCTGCTACTGCTTGAGGTTCAACTTGTTGACTTTCTGTAACATTGTTAGGTTTAGACTTATAGATGATTAAGTCTGGAGCCCTTTCATTATCTTTTTTATTTTTGTTAGCAAAAATAACAACTTTATGGACGACTTCTTGACCAAGCTCTGTAGTCTTGAAGTGCCCTGTTAAATAGTCGGTATTACCGCTTTTGCGCCAAAGTGCCCCCATTTCTCTGGAAGACCACTCAGTAGAAGTTTTTGATTTATTTTCAGTATTCATGTTTATGATCATAATGCATATTAAGTAATTTGTCAAGTATTATTTTTGTATATCGTCCACTATGATTTTAAATTTGTTCGAAAAAATTTTTAAGTTGTTTAAGTGTAAAAAAAAATATGGATTTAATTGTAGATGGTAGTTTGACGGCTCCGCCTAGTCAAGTATACTGTTTTAGAGACCTAAGTTTATATGTAAAATGTTTTTTAAATAAAAATTTATTAATAGAATGCCAAGAAGAGGAGATTGATTTGTATTGGTCTTGGCTGAAGCAAAATAATTCATATGATTTTGTTGACGCTATAGTAAGCAGAGACGAAGTTCAAGGTTTTTATATAGGCCCGCGCCGAAAAAGTAACTTGAAGATAGAATTAATTAATTACAATAACCAATCTTTTGTATTGAAGAAAATATTAAATAGATTAACATAAAGTATGTTAAATGTTAAAAATACTGATAATATAACACATTTGTTTAAAAAAAATCAACCATTTGTTTTAAGTCATGATTTTGGATTGAGTGAAATTATCAACGTTGATAAAATATTAAAAGATTATGGAGACCTTAAAGTTATTGTACCAGAGATAGTAGAGGGAGGTCAGTTATCAAATTTGCAAGAAATAAATCGTATAGAGATAACTATAGAACAATATGTTAAAGAATATATAAACAAAAAAAATAACAAATATTACCTGCGTTCAGAAAATCCTTTTGGATTTGTACAACCTGAGAAAATTTTAAAATTAGAAAAAGAAATTATTAATAAGTATAATTTTGGTAAAGTAGGAGATATATCATTATGGTGGGGAGGGAAAGGTACTACCACTCCTTTACATTACGATTCCTATAGCTATAAAATCGACAGAACCCTTAAGCAGATTCATAAAGAAAACTTCTATAAAAAACCAATAGCTCATTCTTTGTTAAGTGTTGTGAGTGGCAGCAAAGAGGTATTGTTAATTAGCCCTCAATACAATGAATTAATAGAAAATTTAGATTTAGATCATTCTGGAGCCATGTATTCTAAGACAGAGATTTCAAAAATTTTAATTAAAAATAATATAAAACAAAATATAATAATATTAAATGAAAACCAAAGTTTAAATATACCTAGGTTTTGGTGGCATAGAATAAATAATATAAAACAAGGAATTTCAATAACTTATAATTTTAAACTATAGTGTAAATACTTATATGGAAGATTACCAGAAACAAGGATTAAATATGGAGCAAGCTTTTGGGCTAGCTCCCACAGCTTTAATTTCTTTGTACGAGATATATTATTTAGAAGGATATCAAGATGTAGATGTTTATGATAACAGAAATTATGCGCTACGCCTGTGCTCAGCCGATAACCTATCTAATATAGATGCTCAATCAGCTCAATATATACAAGAAAATGGATTGAAATGGGCAGGCTTTTCATATATGCCTATAGGCCTTCAATCTGCAAATTTTTCATCTTCTTCTCAAGGCCTGCCTAGACCTTTGATTACTATATCAAATAAAAACATATCTACATTAATAAATCAAGTTGGGCATAAAGGTACGGTTTTAGAAACTATTTCTACTTATAATAAATATTTTAATGATATGACGAACGCAAGGGTTATGAGGAGGCAAGTATTCGCTAAATTTTTAGATGGAGATAACTTTCCTCAAAATAATAATGTAAATCCTTGGGGAGTAAGGCCTCCTGGCCCTGGTCAAGCAGCAGATTCAGCTTATGAATTTTCTTCTAGCTTATATTTTATATCAAAAAAAGCTAATGAAACGAAAGAATCTGTTGAATATGAATTGACATCATCTTTAGATGTTGAAAACGTCACTATACCCAACAGAACCATTTTAGGGGGATATTGCTCATGGTGTTATAGGGGAGAAGGTTGTTATTTCACTGGCCCAGCCGTAGCTACAGAGTTAGACGAAACCAACTTTATGCTAGGACCTCAAGATTCTTATGAAAATTCAGCTGCATTGTCCAGATTGAATGGAGCCAGACCAAAAAAAAGAGGCGGCAGCTCTATAATCGGCGAGTTCGATTATACTGCTACTATTTCCGATTGGACTATAGACGTAAACTATCAAGCAGGTGATGTTGTTAAAACTCCTCCAGCTGCTGCTGGAGAAGGTTTTGTGGCTGGCACTAAACAGGTTCAGTTAACTGCTAACGGAAACCTTTCTCAACAAAATGATAAAACTATATGGGTTTGTGTTCTAGACCACTTATCTAATTTAAATAATGCTCCAGAAAAAAAGGGTGGCCAATGGGTCGCTGACCAATGCTCTAAAAGTGTAGATGCTTGCAGATTAAGATTTAGATCTGGTTATACAAAAAACAACACGCTGAGATTTGGAGGCTTTCCAGCTACAGAAGGTTATGACACAAATTCTTAAAAATATAAAAATACACGCCTTAAGTAAACTTCAAGAAGAAGTTTGCGGCTTTGTTGTTGAGCTAGATAGCGAAGTTTTTATTAAGCAATGTAAAAATATTTCGACAACTCCTGAAAGCAGGTTTGAGATACATCCTGAAGCATATCTGCAAACAAAATTAGAGTCTGATATTTTAGCTATATATCATAGCCATCCAAATTCAGAGTCTTTTTCAGAAACAGATAAATTAATATCTAGAATTAATTGTTTGCCAAATATTTTATATATAAACGAAAAGGATAAATTTGAAGCTTTTTACCCAGATCTATGCAAAGAGTATAAAATTGAAAAAATAAAGGAGATTATTGATGGTTGAAGTATATTTACATGGTATATTTGAAGAAAAATTTCGGTCAAAGTATGAATTTGAGTTAGAGTCTGTAAGTGATGTATTGAAAGCTATTGATGCTGTCGAGTCAAATTTTATGACTTTTTTAGCGCGAAATTTTGACCAAATGGAATTTTCTATGCTAGTTGACGGAAAAGTTGCATCTTTAGAAGACGCTAACAAAAAAGATATGAAAAGAATAGATATTTTACCCGCAGCAAAAGGAGCCTTCCTTTTTACTTTTATTGTTGGGCTAGTTGTGTCAATCGGAGTAAGTGTTATAATGGCAGCTAATTCTGTTCAGGCTCCAACTATGGATAATGCATCAACACAATCAGCAAAAACATCCTCTTACTCTTTTCGCGGGGAAACTAATGTAGAAAGTCAAGGAAAGCCTGTTCCTTTAGGTTATGGTAGATTGAGGGTTGGTAGTAATGTTATAGGCAATCAGACATGGAATAGGAATTTGTTTAGATGATAAATGTAAAATTTTATGGCATTCTCAATAAAACGCTTGGGAAGAGGAAGTATAAAAATTTAGATGAATTAAAATTTTTTGTAAAGTATAATATATATCCTTGTAAAATTATTGAGCAAAAAAAAAGCTACGCAGTCCTACCATTAGTTTCTGGAGAAGGGGGAGGAAAAGGGAAAGGATCACCTCCCACTCCTTTGCTGAAACCTCCTGCTCCAGATGAAAATTCTTTACAGAGCTTTTCTCAATCTGAAACACTTGACTTAATATGCGAAGGCCCGATTGAAGGCTTTTGCGACAGTAATGGAAATTTAGTTACTGGTACTGATATCGCAAAAGGTGTTTATTTTAACGGGACAGTAGTCCAAAACGAAAATAGCACTTATAATTATAGAAGGCTAGCTTTAAATTATGCAGTTGGAAGCCATAAAGGCATAAACCCATATTCTCGGGACGAAAAGTGGGCTCGAAGTAAAATTTATAATACCCAGTCAATTAAACAAGCTCTTGTAGGACCAAATATGGCTACAACGGATACTATGCTTGAGGAACAAAGCGCATATAATACAGAGACCTTACAAGAAGCGGCGAAAAGACCCTTCGGTTTTTTTGCATTACTTCTTCTTCAACTTGGCGGAAAAAAACTTGGATCTACATTTAATACTGCATCCTGGTTTCAAACACAAGGATCGCATATAGGCTATTTTATAGGAGACACAAGTGGTTTGCAAAAAGCAATAGATTACGGTTATGCAGCAAGTCAAGTAGAGCATGGATCAGACATTAGGACACATACATCAACTCGAGACTTTACTGCTTGGAGTGCTGGCCATGCAGAATTTTCAGAAGGAGGATTTCCTGTTTCTCATACAATCAAAAATAGCGAAGTTGATTTTGCATACGCTACAATATCTATAGATGAGTTAAAAGATACCGTAGACCATGGAGCAGGAGCTGGCAAGGTTGGTTTAATGACAACAGCCAGGGAGCATAAAGTAGGATTCTCGATAGAAATAGGCATAAACGGACTAACTGATGAAGAAGCTCAATCTAGTGAGTTTAGAGCGTGGCTGGCACATCATGGCCTTTCTCAATCCTCATCCAATCCTCGGAAATCGATCACACGAAATTATTTTGTGCAGGGGTTGGTTGCAGGTAGTAAATATTTAATAGATGTGGGAAGAGCTAGTTTCGGAGTTGATGGAGAGGTAATTTTTGGAGAAGACAGCGATTTTGATGAAGGAATGGATGATCTTGAGAGTAAAAGAAACCCAGCAGAAGTTTTTGACGCTGAAGGCTTAACGGCATTAAAGGAAGATCAAGCTCTTCCTCATAATTACACGTCAGATCAAACCGAACCAAATTTAGGGCTTAATCGATTTCAACAATTTGGATCAGCAGACGCAATTAGAGAAGTTTACGAGAGTGGAATGGAAACTTTTTTTATGCCAACAGATGACGCAAATAACGCTTTTAATTGCTTCAAGCTACCACCTTCTATAGTGACTGTTAATGGAGATAAAATATCTAAAGCAAGATATCTGAAAGTGACAAAAACAGGAAGAGAATTAATATCTCCAATTATGGGTTCAAAAATTAGCTTGGAGAGTGTCACAGAAATTATAGACGAAAAAATGTCTTATCCTTACTCGGCAATTGTACAGCAATCTTTTAATTCTAGATATTTTACAGAAAAACCAGAGAGAACTTATCATTTAAAACTTAAGAAAATTTTAATACCATCTAACTATACCCCAGACAATAGATCAACAGTTGGAGCTAATGTATACGATGGAGCTTGGGATGGTACATTTAAGTATGCTTGGTCTGATAATCCTGCATGGGTTTTATATGATTTAATGACAAATAACAGATATGGTATTGGAGCCTATTTAGATATTAACAAAATTGATAAATGGACATTATATAAAATAGGTAGATATTGTGATGCTGTGGATGATGATGGAAACTTTGTAGGGGTTGATGATACATACAATGGTAAAGAGCCTAGATACTCAATGAACGTACTAATTTCAGAAGAAGAAGAAGCTTATGAACTTTTAAAAACTATAGCAGAAACTTTTCATGGGATAGCATATTGGGATGGAAGGGGGGTTTCTGTCTCTATAGATGGAGGAGGTAATACCATAAAATACGAAAATTTTTCAAATTCTGCAAGTTATGTTATAGGAACAAAAGTAGAGTTTCCTCACTCCACTTTTAATATATATGAAAAAATTACAAATGGTGGTGTTGGTATTAGGCCTGGAGTAGATCAAGATTGGAAAAAATACTGGAATAAAATTCCTGCGATTGAAATTGATGAACCTGCGATTAACTTCACCAACACAAATGTTGAAGGAGGTGTTTTCGCATATTATACAAGTTCAAAATCCACAAGATACACTGTTGCTAGAGTTGGTTATATGGATAAAACTGATGATTACAGAAAAAAATATGAATATGTAGAAGATAAACAAGGCGTTAAAGAATTAGGAGTAATAAGAAAAAACATCGAGCCACTAGGATGTACATCAAGAGGTCAAGCGCGAAGAATGGGGCGTTGGTTTTTCCTGACCTCTTCTGTCAATACAGAGACAATCACTTTTTCTACAGATTATAGAGCTTTATTTTTAAAACCAGGTAATATTATAGGAGTAAGCGATTCTCTTAAAAATACAAATCAATCAATAGGTAAAATAGTTGATGTTGAGGGTGATGAAATTTTAGTATTAACTCATCCTATTACTTTACAAACCCTTAATCAAACTACAAGACAAAATAAATATTATGATATAATATTAGGTAACATTGACCCAAGTTATAATATGGATTTTTTAGACAATAAAGGATCAGTCACTGGGCAAGATATTGCTAATTTAAATAAAGCTCAAAGATTACAAGGGTCAGTTTTTCCTGCAGATGGATCAAGCATAACTACTAATAGAATTAAAGTTAAAGACGTTAATGGGAATATTTTAAAATTTACTAGCTCTTTGTTAGATAGCTACGATAATGGATATAATGTAGTATCAAAAGGAACAGATTGGGCTTTAGTTAATCCAACTGATGGTGGAACATATGCTAACGATTGGCAAGAAAGAAAATACAGAATTGTAGGTATAGAAGAAGAAGGAGAAGGTAAGTATAAAATCATAGCCACCTTATTTGACGAAGAAAAAATCTCTTCCATGGATCAAAGTTTTCCAGTAATATCTTCAAATTATGAAATAACACTAGGAGATAGTACTGAGATAGCAAATGCTACCCCACCCATTATTGAAAAATTCTCCATTGTTAGCGGATCAAATCTTTCTTTTAAAGTTAAATTTTCAACAACTATTGACGAATCCAAATTTAATAGTATAACTAATAATATTATTTTAACTGATCCATCTGGAAGTCAAGCAACATATAATAATTCAAGCAGAAATGGTGGCGGAACAAAAGAATTTACAATAAACACTGGAGTGAGTAAAACTTCTAGCTCAGTTGCTGGAGTATGGACTATTTATGTTACAACAACAGGTATACAGTCTTCTACATCTCAATCTAAAACATCTGGAGCTGGAATAGCATCAAAACTTATATCTGACGAAAGTTATAGTAATAGCCCGCCAGGAATTTCAGATGTAGGAGTATTAAACGAAGATGGAGTAACCAAAAGTAATTATCGCGTGGTTGAGACTGCTGGAGCAAGCTTTGATATAAGTTGGAAATATCAAGATATAAATTCATCTAGAACTATATACGACAACATCGCTGACTTACAAACTAATAGCCCTTTCTTTGAGGGATTCAGGGTAGGTTTGTGTCCCGTTGATAGGGGTGGATCAACTAATGCAAGTAGCGCTGGCAATCCTCTTACTAATAATGTAAAATGGATTTATGATAATAATAATTTATTGACTAGAATGCAATATACTTTTAATTATGAATTACGGTATAATACAACAGTTGATGATAATGGAATTCAAAGTTTTGTATATGCCAATTTACAAGATCAAAGAGGAATAGCTGTAGTTATTCAGGGTGTGGCAAGAGCGGGCAACATTAGAAAATACAGCTCTAAGCAATCTTTTATTATGTACGACCCTCCGATCTCATACACGCCTGTAGTCTCTACACTCGTGCCAAGATTTACTCCGCATGATGATATCTTTTATGATTTAAATAAAGATAAAAAAATATCAATCATCTTAACGGATGAAGAGGGGAATGAAACTCAATCAGAAACATCTGAGCATGGTAAAATACCTGAAAACGCAAAATTTGATTTTGTAGCAGAAGCTTCAAAAAATTCAAACGTCCCATCCAATATATATTCGTTGGAGGAGGCTCAAACATTATGGAACGAAATCAGAAATAATACTATTAATTCTAATGTTGTTAATTCGCGAAGTAGAAAAATAAGTCGATGGACAGGAGGCAATGCTCAAACAATATATATAGATATATCGTATGATAACATTAAGCTTGCTGCTGAAGCATGGGAAGAATATCAGTATATAGATCCAAAATATGGCGAACAAGTCGATACCCACTGGGAAAATTTTCCATTAGTGCATTACGCCCACTCCGAAGAAATTAGCGACAAAGAAATGATAAATGAGTTAGGTGAATGGGGTACTGAGGATGTAATTTTTAATGACACTAATAAAACAATTTTAAGAAAAAATATTCCAGAAGGTATAGGAAGTAACACCTTATCAGCATTTGAATCCATAAAATTATTAGTATCTGGAAACTATACAAATGGTAATGCATATGAAGAGACTCAATCTATAGGTTTTATACAGGTATTTATAGGTAAAGATAACCCAGATTTTGAACCTGCTGATGATAACGAATTCAATTCATTAGAAGGCTCTAATCAAATAATTATCCCATACGATGACGAACTAGAAGAAGGTATTAATTATGATAACGATTTTTATATAAAAATAAAAGCATGGGATTATTTTACTTGGAATAATTCTGCGTTAGATTTTTTAGGTAAAATAACGGAGCTTCCCAGTCAAGAGATTGATTTTGGCGTCACTGGTTTTATAGTTGTGCCCGAAGAAGATTTAGCTGATTTATTGGAAGAAGATGAAGATGAGGCAACTGAAGAAGACTTGGCTCATGCTTTTGTTAATACCTTTGGCGATGAAAGATTAATGGGTATGAAGCAATTTAGGGAAGGTTTAATTATAGGGGGAACAGAGGCTTGGTCATCTGCAGATGGCGCTCAAAACAACCCAGATTCTTTCGTTAAATATCCACTAGGAAATCATACAGATTCGCATCAAGGTACTCCTGTTGGTATAGGTCAATATAACTTAGAAAATGTAACAAGCAAAACTTATACAGACATATTAGGGGAAGGAGATAGTAGTAACAAGTTTGGACTAACTAAAGGAGAGATAAATAATGACATGCTTGACTTTTATGTTAATGTCAAAGGAATGAACATTAGATGCTTGGCTGGCGACGACGGAAACTACGATGGCGTTGGAGGAATAATTTCTGGACAAACTATAAAAACTAACGGTTTCGAAGCTGGAGAGATTGTGGCTTTTTCTCAAGAGCCTACAATTAACGGTTCGCCAATGTCAACTTACTTCTCTGAAGGAGAAGGAATATCTGGAAAAATAGATGAAGCTTTAAATAACACAAATATTTTTGACGATAAAATACAAGATACAAACTTTACTGAAAATTTAGTTATATCTGGAGACTCAAGATTAAAAGTTGAAGATGGTAATCTTCATATAGAAGTTAATGGTATATGGTATAGGATTGAGCCTGATGGCACATCTTAATCTTTGAATGTAGATTCTATATCTTGCAATAATTTAATCTTTTCTGATTTAGGTAAACTATTATATTTTTTCTTTAACTTTTTAAACACTCTTTTGTGTTCAGCTGATGAACCATCATAGGAAATTAATTTTTTAATTAATAACGCTTTTTGTTTATTCACTTTTTTCTTCTTCTTTAGGAATTAAATTATTCAATGTAGATATAAGGGAATCGTAGCTATCAATTTCTTCGATAATTTTTTTAATCGTACCACTTAAATCTCCGTGCTCACCTACACCTACAGGAGAGTTAAGCATAACATTTAGATCTGCAATTTTCTGGTCTCTTAACCCAATGTATTCAGAATAAATTCCTCTAAGATAAACTTCTTTCATTAAAGCTTTCCTCCTTCTGAATATTTAATACATAAGCAAATGCAATAAATTGCTGCTCCCGCTAAAATAAAATAACCTTGTAATTCTGAATTGTCCATATATATAATTATAGTAAAAAAGTTTTAAAAAGTCAAGAAATATTTTAATTTATCTATATTCATGCCTTAATAATCTCCAACGATCAGAATCAATTGGCTTTGATCCGTCATTGATTGCAAATAGCATATCCACAATTTCTTCTACCGAATCATAAATGTACTTGTGAGGTAACATACCAAGCATCCAAAGTGGAGTTTTTGACTTGCCCCCTTCCATGCTTATAAAGATTGGCTTCTTCATCCTAACAGCAGTTACAATTTCTTCAGCGCTACCCCAAGAAGCTACAGAGGGGACAAGATGAGCAATAATAAAGTCACTTCTATCTACTAAGTTTAAATCATATGCTCTTACGGTTTTCATTCTTTGAGCTGCCCTATCGTATTGCTTAGTTTTCATCCAATTTTCCATCTCAAGCCTAGACGCTTCATCTTCTTCTACGTCTTTCATAAATGGCTTTTCGTAAGGGTCAAAACAAGTTACATTGATTTCAGAGAGCTTTTGAGTAACTTCAGTTCTCCAATTTCTTCCGCTAATATATTGCATATGGCCGACTAGATAAGTTTTAGTTTTTTCTAGAATATTTTTCATATTATAACTATAATATATATAAACAAATTTGTCAAGAAAAATGAATAATAGTACGCCAGAAGAAATGAATTTAATAACGATATTTATGGATGTAAATAAAACTCCAGAGCAAACTTGCAAGGAAATTGATTTTGAAGGTTGCGAGCAAATGAAAAGAGATTATCTTTCTGAAGTTAATACGCCTGGAGGCTGCTCGTCGTGCAGGAAAGCTAGCGTGAGGAGAAAATACACATCTTTTATTAAACCAAAAATTAAAAAATGATAAATTATTTATTAATTTATATTGCTTCTGTTTTAGTTGTATCTAATGTTATTGCTATATTGGAATATACTAATTTAAAGGTATATGCTCTGTCGTTATTTATAAAAGAAAAAATATATACATTAGATGATTTGCATGATTATATTGTAGATAATTGGGGAAAACTTGGAGAATTATTAAGCTGCCCTTTATGTTATAGCACTTGGCTGTCTTTGTTTTTAGGGTTGTGGTGTGTTTGGTTTTTTAATTTAAATATTATTTATGCTTTGCTTTGTATGTTTTCAATTCCTAGTCTCGCATGTTTAATAAATAAAAAAATAATTTAAATTGGTGGACGTGGCGGGAGTCGAACCCGCGTCTTTAAATTTTCTGTAGATATACATCTACAAGTTTAGTTAATTTTTTTTACAGTTATGATATTAACATCCAACTAACCATTTCAATTATTCACTCAAACTTGAGGCCCTCGAATACTCAATGGTACAGTTTATGAAACGGATAAACTTTTATCTGTTTTGCAGATTGATGACCTCGTAATCTCTTTATCTGCGTCAAAAGTTACGAGGTAGCAGAACTAAGCTGCTAAGGCAAGCTTTTTAGCTTTTAAGCCAAAAGCTTTAACACGGTTTTTGTTGCCATGTAATTGTTTGCACCTTTTTTAGGAGCCAGATGCAACTCCTACTTGCAGTATACTAATCTAATTTAAATCGAATCCAGTACACGCCCATAAATTTTTCAAAGAACTTTGAAGGTTACACCTAATTAAGATGAGTGTAGCGCTTTGAGTAGAGCTCTCGCTTCTTTAGGAGGAATGTCTGAAAAGTCTGACCAATTTTTAGTGTCAGCATTTTTATACAAATCATTTTGCCACAATTCCCGAAGTTTGCTTTTGAAGTCGCTATAGTTATTGATGCCAAATTTATCTTTTGCTAGGCTAGCGAGTATTCCAGCAGGAGAGATGTCTGAATTTGACTGCGCTTCAGTTTCTCTCTGGGTAAGATTCTGCTGAGTATTGTTTGATTTATCGATTTCGTCATCTCCGACAATATGGACATTTAAAAAGTTTCTAACGCAGCGCACAAATGATCTATTACAAGCGATTGTTTCTAGAAATTTAGTTGCGAAGCTGCTAGTATTGTTCAGTGTTGCATTAGCCATATCCTCAAACACAATAGGCTCATTGTTGGTTTCATAGTTGGCTAGAAAAGTAATCGAACAAGATACAGCTACATGGTCTTCTTCGCATTTTACAGTTTTATAGTTAACCGAAGAAAATCCTCTGAGTTTAGCTAGTTCTTTTATGCCACTTAATTTTATTAAAAGTTGGTGATCCGCGAGACCTTCTATAGTTTTAGGATAATCTTTTCCTCTAGTTTGAAACCAAGATCTATTTGGAAATAAATGCTCATCTTTAATCATGGCTCTCCAATTGATTGAGCCATCGTCATTAAATTCATATTGATGGTTTTGTAGTAATCCGTTTTCGTCTCTAGCATAAAGATTTGGACCAGAGCTGTTATCTATTTTTGTTTGCTTAGTTGTTTTTTTCATTGTTTATATATAATAACATATATTATAAACTAAGTCAATTACTTTTTGAAATAATTCTATAATGATCTGATTCTGACCAAAATAAATCGCTATCTATGATTTTATTTACTCCAGTAGAACTTTCTACGTCGTTTACGGCATGCTCAATGGAAGGGTATTTTTTCCCATTTGAAAAGATCAGTTTGCCAGAATAAAAAAACAGATCTTTATTGTTTAAAACATCATCGCCAGGTTTCTTTTGAGATAAAACTTCAACATTCCAGTCAAAATAGTGCAATCTAAGTTTTTCTATAAACTCAGTTGTTTTTCTGAATAAACTAATGTTTATGCCAAATTTTTTAATAGTTTTAAAATACTGTTGATTTTCTGAGATAACTTCTTCACTACAATCATCTGGTATTTGAAAATGGATAACCTGCAAAGAACTTTTAATGGCATTAATTAAATTTAAATCTATCTTTCTATCTGTAATCAAATTGACCTTACGACCTGAAGCCCAAGAAGGAATATGGTCATCTGATTCTTCATAGTCCGCTCTAATTGTAATAAATGAATTTTTCAGAAAATCAGGGTTCGGCGAAAAATTAGGTATTACTTCAAAAATTTTGTTGTCATAAAGTTGACCTATAAATTGTGTATTTTGATCGCTTTCAAATGGAATTTTCAGCCTTTTAAGTATAGCGTTTGCTATATCTTCAGGCTTGATTTGATCAATTGATTTCTCTAACTCTTTAGAGGAATAAGAAAATTTTTCTGTTTCACACAAAATATCAAATTTATCCTTGTTCCAGAAGGGCGCGGTGCAGGAGGGAGGGATCGGCCCGAATAAAAGCACTCCTGGAGTGTTAAAATGCGATGCAATGTTTGAATAAAAAATGTCAGAACCTATGAATAATTCAGATCTATTAATTATATAAGCCCCTTGATGTCTAGTCTGTATATGTCGGAAATCTTCACAGCTTGGTAGTAGTTGGTCTTTGGGTGAACCTATTTGGATGATTTTAATATTAGATTTGTCAAGATAAGGTTTGATTATATCAAATACGTCAGACCAATAAGAATAATTAAATGAACTGATAGAATGGTCATTATTAATACATATAAACTTATCACAAGCTACTGGGATAAAGTCTTCCTGGATGAATGCCTCTGCAGATTTAATTCCGCAATTAAGAGAAAAGTGTTCAAGTATGTGCATATTCTGTTTTATATTCTATTTTATCTCTTCCTTGATGACAATAACGAAATGCTCCTGAAGAAGCATCTGATGGATAATAGACTACATCAAAGAAATTCTCGCCTTCCCTTTTCTTTTCCAGAGAAATACAATCAAAAAGATCTTCCGAGACGGGTAGGCTTTTATATATATGAGGATTACCCTTAAGTATATCTAGGCTATTTTCAGGGGCAAAGAAATATATATTATGATCTGCGTACAGTCTCTTTATTGAAGGTAGTAAGGATGTGCAGAGAAATGTTTCTGTAGCGTTTTCATTTACAACTATAGCAATTTTTTTAGAAGTATCTTCTCGTAGGATCCTATCAAGAGAATCCACAATTTCTTGGTTTTCTTTATTTGCTACCGAAATGAAGTAGTTGTGAATACTTTCTCTTGAGCCTCCCTGCTGTATCTTTGCCATCCAATGCTTGATACCGTCATCGTTTTCATCAACATCTCTTATTAAAATATTTTTATAGAGATCTATAAGCCATTCTAGATTATCTTCTATTTTTTGTAATGGATAATTGTTGTTTCTTTTTTTGTTATGAGGCTTGATGTCAAAATTATATTCAATTTCAGGACAAGAATCAATAAACTCTTCTACTTGCCTTCCTATGACTTCTATTGAAAAGTTTTTTAAGACAAACTCACGGGCAATTTTACCTTTTTGCTCTAAGTCTTTTTCATTCATTTTATAAACTTTATTTAATTGTTTATAAATACTGAAAGGATCTGTGGTAGCTTTAATAAATTGTGTGCCAGGCTCTCGATATTCTTTCCAGTTGAGTGGCAAACCTCCACTTTCTTCAGTACAACAGTCTTCCCCGCAACTATAGTTAGTTACTAAAGTAATTAATTCAGTTAATTTAGCTTCTTGAATCGGAATCTCTTGCCCGCCAGATGTAAAAGGGTGACAATAGACATCCATTAAATTATAAACTTGATTTAATTGATCTTCTGACACACCAGCATTAACACTAGTAGTATTTTGTGTTTTTTCTGAACCACAAAACTTACAATTTTGTTGTTGACCTACAAATGTTTTGACTTCATAATTTTTACATTTAGAGCAATAGTAAGTGGTTAAAACTAATGATGGGTCTATTTCCTTCTCTTTTAAAAGCCTAGGAATGTCCCAGCCTTCTGACCAGTTTGTGTGCAGTAAAAGCTTAGCTTTGGATTCAGGATTTTTATCTCTGAATATTTTAAAACCATCTAATAGATTGGGAACGCTTTTGCGGAGTTGGTTTCTAAATACAAAGCCTATAATGAATTCTTTTTCGTCTATACCGAATGCAGACCTTAGTTTTAGCTTATCATTTTTATTTAATTTAAAAAATTGATTTGTTTCTAAAGAACCTCTTATCATTTTGACGTGACCGTGCCCAAGCTCTTTCATAGCCTTTTCCGCAAAAGAAGCCCAAACAAAATAGTTTTTAATTCTAGGAGCAGCGCTAACTGCTTCAGGTAGAATAGGTAAACTGTCAAGGGTTGTCCAAACTGCATGATTAATTTTATCCCACCAAGGCTTTTCCCAGTAGCCACTAAAGGCCCATATATCTTCTATCCCTATGTAAACATCAGGTTTTTCTTTTTCTATAACTTCGTCTATCATGATGCCCCCGTAACCTAGTTGACGTTTTAACTTGGGGTCTCTTGAGGCTTTTTGAGTAGCTATATCGCTATCAGGCGCAGAGCCATATGTTTTCCATGGCATTTTAGATAAAGTAGGGTCTGACCACTTTCTACCGTTAGCAAACTCTATTAATTCATACTTACCTGTCTTTTGCAAAAAGATTAATAAATTTTTAGTATGTTTGCCGAAACCTGTAAAGGCTTTTGAGTGATTGCTGTGAATTAGAACTTTCTTCATTAAAAAGGAGGATCTTCAGATAAATTTTCAGTTGGAGTAGCGGATGATTTATTTTTATCTAAATTTTCTGCTTTTGATTTAAAGAAATCAATCAAATAATTTTTTAAAAACTCTTCAATTACCCTAACTTCTCCTGGCTCAATTGAAATTTTAAAACTTTGATTCCCATTTCTTGTAATTGTTAAACCGAAGGCGCTTACTGTAACGCTTGTTTCATCGAAAGTTTTGCTTTTAGGATTGTATTTAGAAATTTTTCTTTGCTTGTCCCATGGTGTGAATTTAATCACTGTTTGGTTATCATCAAATTTATGAAAAGTTGAATACTCCACCCGATCCTTTATTGAGTTTAAGATTTCGCCACACTCAAATTCGTTTAACTTAATATTGATTGTTTTGTCAGGGTTTTTTGCATTCTCGCTAAAAGAGCCTAGCTTTCTAGAGTCGTCCCAGCTATGCTGTTGAATTGCGCCTATGTAAAGGGCAGGTACATTATATTTGCCTGAGCCAATTCTTAAATTAACTGCAGTTCCAGTATTTTTACTGTTTGGTTTATAAAGGGCTATGCTCATGAATTATTATATATAGAAATATAAAAAATTCAATACATAATTAACCGTATAAAAGTAATTCTTGCAGAGGGATATCGTCCGCGTTTTGAATATATTCAAATTGTTTTTTATGAGAAAATTCTGGAGATTGAATAATATTTAAAAACCTGTCCTTGAGGTATTTTAATTCAGAGCTTCTAGATCGGAATTTTAACAATGCATTTGATTGAAATAAGGCGACTGGCGGAAAATTATTTTCATAAATGAGTAATAAAATTCTTTGAACTGTATTTAAGAACCTAATATCAACAGAAAAGTCAATTTCAACTCCAGCAATTTTTTCATAAACTTTTTTAATTTCAGAGAAGCTATCTCTTGAGAAGCTACTATGGTAGTCATCTTCTTCTAGAGATAGCCTGTGATATATTGACAGTAAATCAATAGCAGGAGGAGCTATTATCGATTTATGAAAATTTATAAATTTAAATTTCTCTTTTGAGTTTGGCTCAAACAAAACAGAAGACTTGCATAAATTATTATGGCACAGAACAAATTCCTTCTTATCTAATTTCGAACATATATCCAAGCAGCTATCTTTACATTTTAAAATGAAATCATAAAAAGCGGGATCCGAGTCTGACTGAAAAACAAAATCAAATAAATTTTCTTCTTCAAACAAAACGTTTTCGAAAAAATCGGAAATAAAAATATCTTCATACCGCGAAACGGATATGTTATTTTTTAGTTTGTGCAGTAATAGTAATCTCTCTAGTAAAATTTCTTTATGATTTGCCCACCAAAAATCAGGATTTGTTCCATTTAAATTGTTATTAACACCTTCTACGGTAGTAAACAAAAAATTTACGTCAGAGCCATTTTGTAGTTCTCCATAGTATAAAAGTTCAGGAGAAACATCTAAATCTTTAAGACTTTTTAATATAACTGATTCTTTTTTAATATCTGCCCCATCTGATACTAGGGAAAATTTACCCAGATATGAAGGTTTTTCGGGTTTCGAAAAGAAAACTGTAAGATAAGTTTTATTGGTGGTAGGCGCAGAAATTCTGAAACCTTGTTCGTCTAAAAATCTAATTTCTTTAGGTAGCTCGTTATTTTCAAAGTTTGACTTAAATATTTCGAAATATTCATTTACAAAATTATGGGAGTCTGGTTCATACTCCTCTTGAAATGTTTTAATATAGTTTAATTCCTCTTCCATTTTTCGTAGTGGTAATATTGATTTTCTTTTGTTGGTAATTTTTAAGTATAAAGTCAGATAGAGGGTTTTGTAGCTCGTTTTTTAATGTTCTTGATATAAATCTTGCTCCATATTTTTTATCAAAATTTAAATTATATAAATACTCTAAAGCTTTTTCGTCTACATTGATTTGTATTTTAGAATGCTTAAGCATTGATTTAATTTTAGATATTTCTATATTTATAATTGATTTAAAGTCATCGTCCTTCAATTGATTGAATACTATAATTTCATCGAACCTATTGATTAGTTCTGGCCTCATTGATTTTTCTAAATCTTTAATAGCCAAAGACTCTGCACTTTCTGGAGAAGACATAAAACCTAATGATTTATTTTCTATTATTTTTTCAGAGCCGATATTGCTAGTCGCAATAACAATAGACTTCGAGAAATCTGCAGAATATCCAGTATTATCAGTTAAAGATCCCTCTTCTAGAATTTGCAATAGGATATTCAAGACATCGGGATGAGCTTTTTCTATCTCGTCAAAAAGAACAACTGCATGAGGGTTTGCTCTCAATTTTTCAACTAGCCCTCCTCCTTCTTCATAGCCTACATAACCAGGAGCTGATCCTATAAATTTAGATATTGAATTTTTTTCAGAGTATTCTGACATATCTATCGAAATAAAAGAATCTTTTGATTGAAATAAGTGAGATGAAAGAAGTTTTGAAAGATAAGTTTTACCCACTCCTGTAGACCCTAAAAATAAAAATGATCCCAAAGGTTTATTGGGCTCTTTTAACCCACATAAATTACGCTTTAAGCAATTAGACAAAGATTTTATTGCATCTTTCTGGTTAATTAATTTCCTGGACAAAAACCTATTTAATGATTTAGCTTTTTCTACGGTAGATTCATCCATATCTTTTATTGATACATTGCACTTTTCAGAAACTATATCAAGTATTTCTTTTTTAGAAATTATAGGTAAATTTTTTTCATAATCTTTGTCCCACTCTTTCAGCATTGACTCATACTTTTCGAAAAGTTCTTCAAGGTCTCCTGTCATAGATCCATTATGGAGATAGGAGGTGGAATCTATTCTCTCTGATATAGTTTTTTCTAAGTCTTTTATAGCGTCAGGTATATTGAAGTTTTTAATTTTACATTTTGATCCTGCATGATCTAGAATATCTATAGCCTTGTCTGGAAAATTTCCTTCATTTACATATTTTTCGGCTAGGTTAACGCAATAAGTTAAAGCTTCATCTCGGTACTTAACTTTGTGGTATTTTTCGTAGAACGGGCTAATGCCTTTGAGGATTTTAAGAGTCTCTTCTGTGGAAGGCTCATTTACTTTAATAGGATGAAATCTTCTAGACAGAGCTCCATCTTTCCTGATAGTTTTTTTGTATTCAGACAAAGTGGTGGCCCCGATGCAAGAGACTTCGCCCCTAGCTAAGGCTGGCTTTAGTATGTTACAGGCATCCATTGATCCTTCTGCACCACCTGCCCCGATAATAGTGTGTATTTCATCTATAAATAAGATAGAGTTTTTGAAATTCTTAAACTCATTTAATAATTTTTTGAGACGTTCTTCAAATTGACCTCTGTACTTTGTGCCAGCGACTAACAGCCCTAGATCTAGGGAAAATATACTTTTATTTAATAGAATATTTGGGCAAGTTTGATTTACTATTGACGAAGCTAAACCTTCAATAATGGCAGTTTTACCAACCCCTGGCTCTCCTAGCAGTATAGGATTATTTTTATTTTTTCTACAAAGTATTTCACATAGAACTTTAAGTTCTGCATCTTTACTAACTAACTTAGCGAACCCATCTTGTTCTGCAACTTTATTTAAATTTTTACAATATTTCTCAATTGCGGGATAGGATGATTGGGATTTATGCTTGGCGCTTGCAGAGCTTTCTTGGTTAACTGATGATTGACTAGGGCTCCATCCGATATTATCAACTCCTGAGGCTAAAAATAACTGATTATGTAAAAGAACGTGAAACTCTTTATAGTTAATTTCAAGAGATTCTAAAACTGCAGAAGTTAGGGGGTCTTTTTGCTCTAGTATTGATATTAATAAGTGCTCTACCCCAACATAAGGATGCAACAGCTGCTCTGAAATTTCAATAGCTGAAAATATAACCTCTTTACAGTCTTTGGAGAAATGTATATTGAAAGTGCTATTCCTATCTATTGGTTTTACTTTTTGAAGATTTGCCGAAACACAGGTAATAGCTTCGTCAATGCTAATAGAATAAGTAGCCAATAAATCAGGTATTACGCTAAATTGATTACTAAGAATACAAGAAAATAAATGAATTGGCTCTACTGAATCATGCCTTAGTTTAGAGCATAATTTTTTAGATTCATTTATGATGGCTTGGCATCTTGGCGTAAAATTAGCTTGGGGTTCTGCGTTCATGATATATTATTATATATTACACTCTATTTTAAATCACTAAGTTTCATGTAAATCTTGTCGTCCATTATAGACATTCGATCTACAAATATTATGTCATCACTCTTTTCTCCTACTATAACAATAATATTATCTTTTTTAGGAGTGACTCCTCCAGAATCTTTATATTTAGTTAAATTAGGAGTTCTAAAATCACCTATCATTGCTTGGACTGAGCCGATTTCGTCATGTAAAGATAATTTGATATATTTATTTCCATTCCGACTCACTCCAGATAAAACATCTTCTACTACACATACCATTTTTACTCTTTCGCCTTTTTGAAAAGTTGAATGCTCATAGGTGTTGTAAAACCTGTTTTTGTCCGTACTGAATACTTTTTGTAGAGTTGTAGAATAGCTGTAACCCAACAACTTTGTTTCAAAATACCAATTAGCAAACTGTTCGTAAGACTTGTTTTTTTCATAAATCTCTTTATATGGAGATAGTTTAGTCTTAAAGGTTTGAAATCTTTTTTCCGACATAATTGGTTTTCCATTGTCTCCGAGGAGGTTTTTTGATATACATGTTGATACTGCAGTTAGTATGTCGTAATCAAAGTCAGAGCCGATTTGTGTGAATAAACGCTTTTCTCTATCTGTTAAAATATTGAAGGCTTGTGCTTCAAGTACTGTGCGAGCTCTGGATTTATTTTCTGTATGCAAAGCCCCTGCCTGGATTAAACCACATAATATTCCAATATTAATTCCGCATTCTTTTGCGCATAAAAATAACTCAAACTTATTAGAAGTATTTTCGTTTTCTTTAATGAAAGAGTTGATATTAGCTAAAGACTTATTACTTACCCCTTTAATACTATTTAATCCAAATCTTATATTATCTTTCTCTATAGAGAATTCCATATTTGATCTTATTAAATCAGGTTGTAAAAGTTGTATGTTGAAAAAGCTTAATTCTCTAGAAACTTTACTTATTTCTTCTTGTGGAGATGGTTCGTATTCCGTCATCTTTAAAAGGCTTAAGAAGAATTGTTTTGGGTGCTTAAATTTTAAATAAACTGTCCATGCTGCAAGAGTTGCATAGGATATAGAATGAGATTTATTAAAAGAGTAATTTGCACTATCTTCTGCGACCTTCCACAAAACTTCTCCAATTTCTTCATCTAAATTCTTCTCTCGAATTTTTTCTGAAATTTTAGACTTCCATTGAGGCATCTCTTTAACTTTCTTTTTTCCAACTATTCTCCTTAGCTGCTCTGCTTCATCAAGAGTGAATCCGACTTTAACGGCCATTTTCATTAATTGTTCTTGGTAAAGAGGTATACCGCCTGTATAATTCAATACTTCATCAAAAAATGGATGAACACTTTGAAAGTCACCTGTTCGAGTATAGTCCGAATAATTATCCATGAACTCTAGAGCTCCTGGACGAGCAATGGCAACAACAGCACTGAGCTCCTCTAGGCTTGAGGGCTTAATTTTTCTACACACCCGAAAGTTTGTGTCGGCTTCGATTTGAAATAAGCCATGTGGGTTTTCTAGATTCTTGAGTGGTTTAAAAATTGCTTTTGAATTTAGATCAATACTTTCTGGGGAAATATTTAACTGCTTACAAGTGTCATGAATAACTGTCAGTGTTCTCAATCCTAAGATATCGAATTTAACCATTAACTCTGCCACCCAATTCATATCATATCCTGTAACAAGAGCTCCGTCATTAGTCTTTTGGATGGGACAAGCTCTACTAATATCTTGATGGCAAATTGCTATACCTGAAGGATGGACTCCAGTATTTTTATTTAAACCTTCTATTTTCTTTGCAATTTTGAATATTTTTTCATTAGAATCTACCCATTCTTTAAATTTTTGAGATTCATTATAGGCATCTCTTAAAGGAGCTACTTCGCCAAATCTTTTAGGTATATAAGAGCTAACTAAATTTACGTCTTGTTCGGATAATTCTTTTACAATTTTGCCACATTCTTTAATACAAAGTTTTCCGCTTAATGTATTTAGTGTTAAAATCTTAGCGGTTCTGCCTGGGAATCTGTTTTCTATATAAGAAATAACGTCTTTTCTTCTTTCGTAGGAAATATCATTATCAATATCTGCTAATAAGCTGCCATCTAAATACGTGACTCCATTTTTTTCAATTTTCTTAGCTCGACTCTCACTTACAAACCTCTCAAAAAATAAATCATATTTAACAGGATCAATATTAGTTACTCTGATTAAAAAAAGAACCAAAGATCCTGCAGCCGACCCTCTGCCTGGGCCTGTTGGGATATCGTTTTCGTGACAATAATTAAGAATGTCCCAATTTAATAAAATGTAATCAACGAACCCAAGCTTGTCTAGAATTTCTAACTCTGTTTTAGCTCTGTCATAATAGTCTTGCTTGTTCTTGAGTTTGTCTACACCTTTGTCCCTGACCCCCTTCCAGCACAAAGCTTTAAGGTAGTCTAGGTTTGAACAGTCAGGTTTACATTTAAGCTCTTTTTTTTGTTTCAAAGTGATATTGATCTCGGGGAGTTTTACTCCTGGATCAATACAGTCATCGTAGTTGGAAAAGTTTTCTTTAAATTTTAAATATCTATTTGCCATAATAATTTCTCGAATAATAGTTTGTTGATTCTGATATCATATAATGCATCATGCAGTTTTGATTCGTCAAAGGGTATATCGTACAATTTGCACATAACTTTTAAGCTACACTTCATTCCTCTTTCTCTAAAAGAGTTTAATCTGTATTGCCAATTAATTAAAGTTTGATTTTTGTCAAATTTAATTTCTTTTAATTTAGCTTTCGATAAAGATAATGTATCTATGCATCTATTTATGTAAGAATAGTCTGTATCTCTGCCTAGTAGTTTTCTGAATATATTATGTATATAAACATCAAAGCCTAGTATATTGTGCCCTATAATTAAATATTGATCGTCATA